GCCAAGCTGTCCGGAGCCAAGGCCAAGGAGGGACTGGACGACGTCCTGGGCAGGCGCCCTGAGGACAGGCGGACGTCCTACATCCAGTCCATCTCCGACAAAGCCACCGAGAAGATCGGGAGGCGCCCCGCTCGTAGTGGCAGGTCCAGCAAGTACATGGACGAAAAGGGCCTGCTCGCCGAAACCGCCTCGCTCGCAGTGCTGGACGGACAACCGGCCGCGCTCGCCGACGGGGACATGGTCGCGCTGTACCGGAACGGCCTGTACAGAATCGACCTCCCGAGGTCGCCCCTGATCGAAAAGGTACGGATGCTGCTCGGGGAGGACTTCCGCCCCCAGCACCGGGCCACGATCGAAGAGTTCCTGATCGGAGAACTGTCCAGCAAAGGGCTGAGGGTCGGGGGCAAGGCGGACGAGCCTCTGCTGAACACCGCCACGTGCATGATCAATCTGCGCACCGGAGAGACGTTCCCGCATGACCCCAAGTTCCTGAGCACTTTGCAGATCCCGGTCCCCTGGGACCCGGACTGCCCGTGCCCCACCTATGAGGCGTGGCTCGCGGAAGTGATCCCTGACCAGGCGGAGGCCCTGGAAGAAGTCGCTTCCACCATGCTGGACCCCTCGCGTACGCCGTTGAAGCAGGCGTTCCTGTTCGGGCCCACCCACAGCGGCAAGTCGACGTTCCTGAGGATCATGGAAGCGGTGGCGGGGCACGTGAACAGGTCAGCTGTGGACCTGCATCAGCTCACCGACGACCGGTTCATGAGTGCGGAGCTTTACCAGAAAATGCTCAACATCGGTTCGGACATGAGCGCTGCCCATGTGAGCGACGTGAGCCTTTTCAAAAGGCTCACCGGAGAGGACCCGATTCAGGCCAACAGGAAATACGGCCGTACCTTCACTTTCACCAACCGGGCTCTTTTCGCTTTCTCGGCGAATGAGATTCCGACAGTGAACGAAACCAGCAGGGCCTATGTCCAGCGCATGTCAGCGTTCAGATTCGGCAGGTCGTTCGCGAATTCCGAGAGGCCCGAACTGGAAGAGCGGATGCACCGGGAAGAGCTTCCTGGGATCCTGGCCCGCTGGGTGTCCGCGTGGCGCAGGTTCAACGACCGGGGGGCCTACCTTCCGGCGGATCCGGACGTGCAGCAGGAGTTCGAGACGTCCAGCGACAGGGTTGCCCGCTGGGTGATGCTGCGGTGCGACGTCCATCCGGAGGCCATCGGACAGCTTGTCGGACCGGACCAGGGCGACAGCGTGTCCTCTCTTTACGCCGCGTTCAAGATCTGGGCCAAGGACGACGGGCCCGCCGGAATCATGTCCAGGCCGAAGTTTTCCGAGCGGCTCAGGGCGGTCCCCGGAGTAGGTGACGTCAGGCTGAGGCACAGAAGCAAAAACCCGGGCCTGAGCGTCACGACCCACACCGGAGAAGACAGGATGCCGGTGCGTGTCCGTTCTCTTCCGGTACCTGCGGAAATGCCCGGAGTAGTTGGAGTAGGTAGTGTGGGTACCCCCATAGGACCCACAATGCAGAAGACAGAGTGTGCGGTCTCTCAAGATGATCTTGAAAGCGGGGAGGTTCTTAAAACAGAGTTCTGCATTGTGGGTCCTATGGGGGTACCCACACTACCTACTCTTCCTACACTCGATCATGAAGAGGCAAGGGATCATGGACGAAATGATGACCGTCCGCGAGTACGCAAAGATCCACAGCAGGAACCAGGACAGGCGGTACCTGGTCCAGGTGGGGCGGCTAGCGTCGAAAATTGCCAGGTCAATGGGGGTGGAACCCGGAGTGAGGACGGGAATCCCCAAGAGCAGGTCGAAGGTTCACGCGAGGTCAGCCGCCGCGTACCGGGTCGGAACGTACCCTCCGGAGATCCTGGACCAGGCCTTCAGGGAGATCAGGCCGTGAAACAGCTCGCACTGCCCGCCCCCGAGGTGGATCTGTGGATCTCCAACCCGTTCGAGGACCACACTCCCCCGGCACCTGACGTCCCGGTCGGACTGGACCTGGAGACGTGGGAGGCGGAGCGGCTCTTCCCCCACGACAGTGCCGCCCTCGGACCGTTCGTCCGGCTCACGGGAGCGGGACCGGAAGGGGACGTGACCACGGGAAGAGCGGAAGTCCTGGAAAGAATCAAGGGGGAAAACACTCTGGTCGGAGTGAACCTCGCCCTTTTCGACCTCCCCGCTCTGGACTTCCACGAGGGAATTCCTGTGGAGAGCACCATTCCCCGGGCCCATGACATGAGGTTCGTCGCATTCCAGGCTGACCCTCCGACGTCGTCCCAGTGCAAGCCTGGCCCCATGTTCAAGCGGTACAACATGGAATCCCTTCTCCAACGGCATCTCGGGGAACACAAGTCGGATCTCGGAAAAGCACTCGCGAAGGAGTACGGCGGATGGGGACACATCCTGTGGGAGGACCGCAGGTACCACGACTACTGCCGTGACGACGTCGAGAAGTCCCTCGCCCTGGCACAGGTACTGCCCCTCACGGACTACGACCGCCGTGAGATGGAGGTGGCAGCCATCACCGCCAGAGCCACCCTGGAGGGCTTCAGAGCCGATGTGACGGCCCTGGAGACGAGAGTGGCCCTCCAGGCCGTGGAGACGGAGAAAGGCCGTCAGATGCTCGCTGAGAGCTTCGGGTTCCCTCTGACGACCAAGAACGGGAAGAGTGTCAGCAAGGCACCCCAGCGGACGGCTGCCGGGAAGGAGGCGTTCGAGAACGCACTCACGTCGTTCGGAGTGGACCTGGAGGACTGGCCGCGTGGCAAGGACGGCACCCTGTCCCTGGCCAAGGACGTCGTCGCCATGGCGCTGGAGGGGCTCACGGAAGCCGACCCTTCGCATCCGGCCCTCACAGTGATCAAGGCTGTCCAGGAGATGAACGGGATGCGGTCCAACGCGGCCAACCTCCTGCGGTGCGTCACAGGGGACCGGATCCACCCCAGGTTCGAGCCCTTCCAGGCGTTCGGCCGCTGGAGTGTGACCGAGCCGGGCGTGACCGTGCTGAAGAAGTCCGCTCAGGACAGTGACCGGGTCTTCCTGCTCCCCGATGAAGGTCATGTCCTGGTGTGCTTCGACGCGGACCAGGTGGACATCAGGTGCGTCGCGGCGCACTCCCAGGACCCGGGACTGCTGGAGATCATGCAGGACCCGTCACGGGACATCCACAACGAGATCAGCGACCTGGCGTTCGGCCGTCACGACGACCCGTGCCGGTTCCACGCCAAGAGCTGTGACCTGGGGTGGCTGTACGGCCGCTCAGTCAACGGGCTGGCCAAGACTCCAGGGCTTCCGGAGGGAGCAGCCGAGCGGATCGACGAATCGATGCGGAGGCAGTTCAGTACGGTTCCGGACTGGCAGCACGAGGTGCGCAGGGCGGCACAGGACAGAGCGATCCTGGACAACGGATTCGGGCGGCACTTCCGGTGCGACGAAGGCCACGAGTACACCCAGGCCCCTGCCGGGTTCGGACAGTCCATGACGCGGGATGTGATCGCTGAGGGACTGCTCAGGATGAAACGGAACCATCCGGAACTGATCAAGTATCTGAGGGTCATCGTTCATGACGAAATCGTGATGAGTATCCCCAAAGAGGACGTAGAGGACATCAAGCGCATGGTGATCTCCGACATGACCCAGGAGATCAAGGGAGTCCCCTTCACCTTCGGAAGTTCAAGATCAGGAGACACCTGGGGTGACTGCTACCGCAAAGACTGACGTCCGGGTACGGGAAGACCGTATGATTCGAACAGACGAGAGACAGGAAAAGGGATCATGCACGACTGGTGGGCAATCGGAATCAGTGCTGTGGCAATGATCGGAAACGGGGTTGTGCTGTGGCTCAACCTGAAGATCCGGAAGACTGGAAAGGGATCATGACTCACAGCATGGACGGAAACAACACTCACTGGGGTGTGGAGGAGACGTTTGCGGAAGCCGGTTTGAACGCGTCAGAGGACCGGGGACGCGAGCCGACCGCCCGGGAGCTGGACGCGATGAACAGCGAGCGCTCCGAGACGGCGCACGAGCGTGACGCCAGGTACTACGGACCGTTCGGGGACAGAGTCGTACAGGTGCGGATCGCGGGAGCCACTGCGCGCACCTACGCCTACGAGGTACCGCGCGGCACGGACCTGGCCATCGGGGACTGGGTGACGCTCCCGGGCAACGTGGTCAGCGCGCACGGCGGGTTCGGGATCGTGAAGAGCTACGGGCGTGACGGGTACGACGGTCCTCTGAAGAGCATCGTGAAGAAGATCGACGAACCTGACGAACTCATGATCCGGATGTCCGTGGTCAAGACGAAGAACCAGGCTGCGGATCTTTACGACGAAGCGGTGGCAGCTGGCTGGAAGCCCAACGATCTCCTGGAACTGGCCACGGTGGGCAGTGACAGGCTGATCTCCAAGGGGGCTGCCGGATGAAGACGATCGGAGGCTTTCTGTGCCTGCTCGGGCTGCACCATGACGGTACCGACGTGTTCGGCGGCCACTCACCTGTGTGTCTGCGCTGCAACAAGAGTCTCCTGGACTGCCCCCGGTGCGGGAGCAGACATCTGGGAGTGGAGGTCACGGCTTCTTCCGTGATCCCGTTCTGCGGACAGTGCGGATGGAGCCCGGCATGAGCATCAGGGCACGCCGGGCGGCACGACCGGGCATCACCTTCCGCAGTCTCCTGGAATGCAGGTGGAGCGCGGCTCTGGACTCCCTCGGGCTCCCCTGGGAATTCGAGCCAACCCATTTCGATCTTCCAGGAGGGATGTACATCCCGGACTTCCACGTGCTCCCTGACAGTGACCGGGCGTTCTGGATCGAGGTCAAGGGACCCTGGCCCAATGCCCGGGAGTTCGAGGTGGCCAGCGAGGTGAACCTGTACCACGCACCCCTGATGATCCTCAGCGGCGACATCCCCCGTCAGCCCAACGGGGGCACCGCGTGGTGGTTCGATGAAGACACGCACAGGTGGTCTATGCTGCGTCCCGAGGAAGCCCTGATCCGCGTCATCTTCCGGTACGACGCTGACCCTCCGGAAAGTCTCGGGGAGCAGTGGGGGGAAGCTCTGGAAGCTGCACGCCACGAGGAACTGATCAGAGTGGTAGTGGACATGTGATCAACGAACATGACCCCAGGTACAGCCTGGTCCAGGACATCATCGAGGGAGATGCCGGGACTCAGGATTTTGCCGCTGCCAGGCTTTCAGAGATCGACAGACTGGTTCAGAGCGCTGAGGACATCGCGGAGACCCTGACCCGTACGCTCATTCCCGAAGATCTCCGGGCGGCAGGGTACCGGTTCCTGTTCGACACCACTCCTGTTCCGGTTCTCCAGGAGGACGACTCATGAAGATTCTGGTGAGAGTGTTCGAAGGGACCAGGAACGGAAAGCAGCATTTCCTGAGTCTGACTGCTGGGCAGGACACGTACCCGGAAGCCCTCCAGGCAATGGAAGAGATGGGAATCAGTGCTCTTCAGCACAAGTTCCCGGGAATCACTGACGTGACTCCGGTCGGTACCTGCTGGACGGAACAGGAGATCGAGGATCTCGAAGAAGAGGAAGAGGGATCATGAGTGTCTGGGAGATCTTCGCGTGGGCGGGAGCAGGAGCAATCCTCGGTGCTGTCCTGCCGCTCGCCCTGCAAGCTTACGCATCCGGATGGTGGGAGCGCCGCATGCGTCCCAGACGGTGCCAGTACTGCTGCACCATGATGAAGCAGTGGGAGCGCGCGTTCGGTGTTCTGAACTGCAAACAATGCTGCTCCATGATGGCCATCGGCTGGGCTCCTCACGACCGGTGCAAGGACGGCACTCCGTGAGCGCACTTGCATTGGGTCGCGGAGTGAAGATTGCAGCACGCATTGGTGCTGTCGTCGGATGGGGGTTCTTGGTCGGATGTTCGGTCGGGTGGTGGAGACGAAGCACCAGGTGATCCATCGAAAGAGAGGTCATGACGTGATCAGGTTCATCGGTAACGAGATGATCCCCGTAGATCAGCTGGAGACGTTCCCAGGCAACCCGAACGTGGGAGACGTCCCCAGGATCCTGGAGTCTCTGCGCGCCAACGGTGTGTTCCGGTCTCTGATCGTCCGGAAGCACGGGGAGCGGTACACGGTTCTCGCTGGTAATCACACCAAGCTGGCCATGGCAGAGCACGGCAACGGCAAGTGCGGCTATGAAGAGTGCGCCATGTGCGATGCAGGATGGGACGCAACGGCACGCTGTGAGATCTATGAGTGCGACGATCAGACGGCCGCCAGGATCAACATTGCAGATAACAGAATTCCTGAATTCAGTCATCGTGACGATGAAGCCCTGAATGAACTGCTCATGCAGTTGGACGATCTCTCAGGGTCCGGATACGCCCTGGAAGATCTTCCGCTCTACATCCATCAAGAAGCGCCAGAACTGAAAGAGATGCCGGATCTGTATGCAGAATTGGAGGATTCGCCAGCATTCCAGCTGCCCCCAAGTGTTCCTGCCACTAAGCGCGGCGATGTATGGACTCTCGGAAATCACAGGGTCATGTGCGGAGACAGCAGGGAGCCCGACGATGTGTCCAGGCTGCTTGCCGGGGCGACGGTGAACCTGGCGTTCACCTCGCCCCCGTACGCGTCGCAGCGCAAGTACGACGAGATGTCGGGCTTTACCCCGGTGCCGCCGGATGAGTACGTGCAGTGGTTTGCCCCGGTCGCAGCCAATGTGGCGGAACATCTGGCGGCAGACGGGTCATGGTTCGTCAATATCAAGGAGTCTGCGGAAGGGCTGGACACGCACCTGTACGTTCTCGACCTGGTGACCACTCATGTGCGCAAGTGGGGGTGGCACTATGCCACGGAATACGTATGGGAGCGCAACGGGGTCCCGAAGAACGTGGCTCGGCGTTTCAAAAACCAGTTTGAGCCGATCTACCAGTTCGCCCGCAACGACTGGAAGATCCGTCCGGACGCTGTCAGGCATGCGTCAGACAGCGTCCCTGTCTCAGATGATGGGGCAGACAGGCCCTCGAAGATGTCTGCTGGACAGGGCAACTTCACAGGAGACGCGTACCCCAGAAAGAAGAGAAAGAACGGCGCGCCTGGGCCCATGGATGCGGTGCAGGGGACGAACAGTGATCCGGGGGAGTTCATCGGTCCAGGTCTCGCCTATCCGGGCAACCGGCTGCCGACGTTCAGCGGCTCGCACACCGCCACAGGCCACACAGCAGCATTCCCTGTCGGACTGCCCAGGTTTTTCGTGCTCGCTTACACAGATGCCGGAGACACTGTGTACGACCCGTTCATGGGGTCAGGATCTACTCTGCTCGCTGCTGATCAGGAGAACCGTATTGCGTACGGTATGGAGATCAGCCCCAGGTACTGTGATGTCACGGCTCTCCGGTTTCAGCAGGTTACAGGCATCATTCCTGTCCTGAACGGAACACCTCACGATTTTGACGGTTTTATGGATGTGACGGATCATGACTCTAGGTCCTGACGAAGAGATGCGCACGATGAAGCGGCGCAAGCAAGCTGCTCACCTGCGCGTTGTGGTCGGTCTCGATTGGGAAGAAGTAGCCAGGGCAGTTGGGTACACGAACGGGACTCACGCCAGTACGGACGTGAACAGGTACCTGAAGAAGCTGCGGACCGAGACGGACAAAGAGCTTGAAGGAATGGTCCAGCAGTCGGACCTGAGATATGACGCGATGCGCAGGAAAGCGTATTCGATCATGACTGCGGATCATCCTCTGGTCCAGGGCGGAAAGATCATCACAGATGACGACGGAGTACCTCTCAAGGACTGCGGTCCTCCTCTGGCCGCTCTCGCCACCCTGATGCGCATCGAGAAGCAGTGGTCCGAGCTGCACGGCACAGAAGCCTCCAAGAAACTGGAAATCGCATTGGAGACGCGCGGAGACGTGGAATCCAACCTCGTCGCTGAGGCCGTTCTCGCAGCCGCTGAGGCCCTGTCCCTGGAACCCGCGCAGCGCATGCTTGCCCTGGAAGCGGCAGCCGCGAGGCTGGACGTGGTGGACGCGGAGGTGATCAGCGATGAACCGGGCTGACCCGAGACTCATGGCTGCGACGCAGAAGATCGTGGCTGCGCTCAACGACGCGGAGACCCAGGGCTTCATCATCATCCTCGATGAGGACGGAGACCACGCAGTCACTGTGTGGTCAGCCGACCGGGAGGACTTCTCGGAAGCTGTTCCGACCAATGACGGATGGGTGGCACGGAGCGCCTGATGCAACCGGAACGCCGTCCCGCGTGTCATAGGGCTCACAGAGACCGGGAGCAGCCATGATCAGACAGTTCATCACCGGAGTGGCCCTGACTGCCGCGTTCCTGATCCCCTCCGCTCACGCGGTCGCCGTGGACGGGGATCCCGCAGAGTGCGTGAACTTCGCCCGTCCAGTGATCATCAGCCAGGGCTACGACCCTCTGCACCTGGACACGGACGGGGACGGCATCGCTTGCGAACACAACCCCGGGGACCCTGTGAAGACGGACCTGTACGCTGATCTCCGTGGCCTTGAAGAAGGGGACTCCAACCCTCTGCCTTCCCTGTCCGGGACGCTCTCGGAGACCGGACCATCTGATGTGATCACCCGTCATCCGCTGCGCAGCATCGGTCTCGGAATGGTTCTCGCCGGAACAGGCGCGGTGCTGGTCCTGGTGACGCGGCGCAGGGAGCGCTGAGTCCTCCCGGCGTATGCTGCTCTTAGCATTCGACCGGACGAAAGACAGGCAATGAAGATCCCCGCAGAACTGGTGATCTCAGAAAACCGGATCACTCTCCAGCAGTGCACCCTGTACAAGAGTCATCAGTGCGCAGTGGTCAACGACCATCACATCTGCCCCAAGTCCTGGTTCGAAAAAGCCGGGGTACTGGTCGACACTCCGATGATCACCCTGTGCCCGAACTGCCATATGAACGTTCACGCCGCGATCGACGGGACGATCAGAGGCAGGTTCACCTCTCCCCTTCCCCCTCGTTGCCTGAAGCTCGCCGATCAAGCGTTCATGATCGCTCACGTTCAGGGCCTGATTCCAGGACTCACACTGTGAGCGGCTACCCGTCCCTCTCTGGGGATCCTGCAGACGAACCGGACTGGAAGTTCAGCCACGACCAGGACATGCGCTGCCCTCAGTGCAACGTTCTCCTGAGCGGACTGGACTGGATCATCAGTGAGCCGGAAACGGAGACACTGGCTCCCGGAGTGACGATGACTCCCGGCCCTCAGGTGACCGCCATGAGGCTGATCCCGTGCGGGCACGTTCTCTTCACGTCCGAGTGGGAGCTGAAGTACACAGGGCGCAACCGGGTCATCGGAACCGTGACCAAGAACCCTTCCTTCGAAAGGAAAAAGACCAGATGACCTACAGGCCAGAGCCCGGGGATATCGGCCTTACGACGATCTCAGGGCACGTTGGCAGGATGGTCCGTGTCGGACAGTGGATGCTCGGGGACGGGTTCGGGAAGGTCCAGCACGCGTTCGTCGTGACCGGGTACAGGCAGGGACTGCCCAAGACTCCGTGGATCGTGGAAGCGATGCCGGGCGGGGCGCGCCACGTGAAGAACTGGCACACGGACGTGCACTACCTGAGGTGTCCCGAGAAGTACAGGGAAGCAGTGGCCACGTGTGCGGTCGGGTACACGGGGGTTCCTTACTCCATGGCGGACTACTTCAGCCTCGCTGCGCACCGGCTGCACATCCCTGCTCCTCATCTCCGTTCGTACATCAGGACCAGCAAGCACCAGATCTGTTCTCAGCTGGCAGACGCTGCCGCTGACAACGGAGGATGGCACCTGTTCGACGACGGTCGGTGGCCGGGAGACATCACACCTATGGATCTTGAGAACCTGTACCAGAAGATGGACTACTCATGAATGACCAGAGCGAGTCACTGCGGGATCCGTTCGGACCTGAAAGATCAGTCAGGTTCGATGCGAGCGGAGATCTGGAGATTTGCGGGTACGACGTCGGTGAAGTCCAGGATCTTCTGACTGTCTACCGGGAGCACCTCCGTGCGGTAGGGATGCTCTCGGTAGAGATGAACTCCGGTGCGGACGCGGTCAGGTATGTCCCGGAAGGAGCGCCTCAATGATCACTGGCCTTCTGGTCTCGGTACTCTGCTTCGCCTACCTGTCCCTGTGCTTCCGTTTCGCCCGGAAGACGTACCGGAAGACGTACGCGGAACTGGCAGGCAGGACAGGCAGCCAGGTGTACGGGACCATGCAGATGACGCCCGGGGACAAGCGCCGCAGCGCTCTCGGTGAGGCGTACGGGATGTTCGCGTTCTGGCCTGTGATCCTCGCGTTTCAGGTCATAGAAGGACTGATCATCGGCAAGGCGGATCCGTACGTGACGGAGACCCTGGAACGCGAACTCGACATGGACGAATCCCAGCAGATGGCGAATCTGGAAGAAGTCATCCTCAGGGCTGGCGCGAGGCGCCCGGAGTTCATGACGAACGCGGATGGGACCACTTGCATCGAGCACAGCTCGTCTCCGTGTCCGTGCGGGTACGTCACCGAGTGCGGAATCTGGTGCGGAGACGGAAGCTGCCACAATGACCCGGGACGCTGCTCCCGTGAACCGGAAGGACAGTCATGACCAACTACGCAGATCTTGAAGCACTCCGGGACGGCGTTTACTTCGAATCCGCCACCCAGGACTCCCGGTTCGTCTGGGAAGAGATCTCGCCCCCGGACCCGTCAGTCGCTGAGGTCATCGGCGGTGTGTGGTTCGACGGGTTCCGCAGGTTCCGTCTCCTGGACTGTGCACACCGTGATGAAGACCGTGACGGAGATCTCTGCACGCACTGCGGATACGCCTTCCCTGCTCCGGAGAAGAAGGCGGCGTCCAGGAAGAGCACGTCCAAGTGAACCTCGCGGTCGCCCCTCCGGAGCAGCGTCAGGACAGGGAGACAGCGGCTAACACCGAACTGTCCTCCCGCTCCCGGACATCAGGAACGCGCGTGTGCCTGCACCCCGACCGGACGGCCGTCAGGACCGCAGAAGGGTTCCGGATCGAGTGCGACTACTGCCCCGCTTCCGTGATCTCCCGGCCTGGCGACGTATGGCCAGACATTGACCCGCTGTACTACGAAGATCCGAACCGTTCGTAACGAGCCTGAGACATTCTCTTTACGTGGTCTAGACTCCCGCGAGTCGGGGGAACGTCGACCACCACCTTGAGAGGACGTCGGACTCATGGGCATGCATGGAAGGGCCAGGCATCATAAGGCAGTCGCAGCAGTAGGAACCCTCGGGGCCGCAGGAGTAGCGGCCCTTTCGGCTGCTGCCCCCGCAGAGGCAGCTTCAGTCAGCACCTGGGACAGGGTCGCAGAGTGCGAGTCCTCCGGGAACTGGCACATCAACACCGGGAACGGCTACTACGGTGGCCTTCAGTTCACGACCGGCACATGGTCTGCGTACGGCGGGAAGACCTATGCCGTGCGAGCCGACCTCGCCACCAAGAACCAGCAGATCACCATTGCGGAGAGAGTGCTCTCCGGACAGGGCCCGGGAGCGTGGCCTGTCTGCTCCGTACAGGCCGGACTCACCAAGGGCGGACCGTCTCCCTTTCTGGCGGTCCCCGCAGCCCCCAAGGCAGCTCCTGCGCCGAAGAAGGCACCTGCTGCGCCGAAGACGTCAGTAAGTGCAGGAGCAAGAGCGGTCGCGTACGCCAAGTCCATGATCGGTGTGAGCTACCTGCTCGGAGGGAACGGACGCAGCGGCATCGACTGCTCGGGCCTGACATCCCAGGCGTGGGCGCACGCAGGGGTGAGCATCCCCAGAGTCGCCAACGACCAGTGGCACAAGCTCCCCCGCGTCAGCCTGTCCAGCCTTCAGGCCGGAGACATCATTGCGTTCGGGTACAGCTCCGGGTACGCCAACCATGTGGGGATCTATGCGGGCGGGGGTATGGTCATCGACACGTCCTCACACCGCTCCGGCGGAGGCGTCGGGATCCAGAGCCTGAAGTCCCGTACCGGCGGTGGATCATGGCACGCTCTCGGCGCCGTGCGTCCGGCCGGAAAGACCACGTACAGCACCCCGAAGCACACCCCGAAGTGGGCGAAGCCCAAGGCGGAGAGCGCGCCGGTCACCCCGAAGATCGCCCCCGAGGCCCCGCCGGTCGTCCATGACGCCTCGGTGATCACACACACCGTGGTCCCGGGTGACACGCTCTGGCATCTGGCCCAGCTCTACGACGTCCAGGGCGGATGGCCCGCGATCTTCCAGGCCAACCTCGACAAGATCGAGATGTGGGCACGGGAGCACGGCGCGGAGGCCGACGGGAACTGGATCTACCCCGGAGAAGTGATCAACATCCCGGACGCGCGTAAGGTGTGACAGCACGCCGGGGCCCGGCGGTTGCGGCCTGGCCTCTTCCGTCGAAAACCCGGCGTGCACCGAGTGTGCAAGGGACACCCCCGGCGGTTCGAGTCCGCCACCGCCCCGGTCACCTAGGCTCCGGCCGGGGCGGGCAGGGAATCCCTGTTGACGAGACCGGTCCGATCATGCAAGCTGGATCCAACGAGCGGGGGCACCTGCTCGGGGCGTGACGGAAGGGCTCTATGCAGAACGGAGCCCGAACGTGCGACCGGCGGAAGACAACGCGGCCGGGGGCTGGCCAACGGTGATCCCCCTGCTTCGGACAGAGGTAGCGCTCTGGAATCTGTGCCTTCGCAGGCGAACGGTTGACCCGGAGGGACTGGTAGCTCAAGGGCTGCACTCCGGTGGAGGTAGAACCCTCCCACCCACCTAACCCCCGGCTCGGCGTCACCTCGACGCCGAGCCGGGGGTCATTGTTTTCCGGTGATGGCCAAGTCAGCGCAAGGCACTTGCTTCGGGAGCAAGAGAGCGCGGGTTCGATTCCCGCTCACCGGACTCACTTCCCCAGAGCAGGGACAGACAGCAGGACCGCAGCCACGACGATGGCCCCAACGATGATCAGGAAAAGACGCACAGTGATTCACCTCCCGGGCTCCCCGGTCATGTACCCGTACGTCATTGATCTAGCCTGAGCGGATGAGAGCACCCTCGACGGCATCCAAGGCAGCGCAGCGCATGCGCGATCTTGCAGCGCTCGACAGGCGCACCGCAGAGGGATGGTCTCCGCTTCCCCACCAGGTTCCTCCGTCCGGGGACTGGTACGGGTGGATCTTGCTGGCCGGTCGCGGAGCAGGCAAAACGGACGCATGTGCACATGCTATGGTAAATCACGTAAATGGCCCACCATGCATGCCAGGCCCCGTCCCTCACTGGATGACCGTGATCGGTCCGACCCTCGGTGACGCAGTGCGTTCCTGCTACGAGGGACCTTCAGGGATCCGTGCGCACGATCCGCGTGCGGTCATGGTGAACCGGGCAGGTGGCACGGTCGTCCACTGGCCGAACGGCTCAGAAGCGAAGATGTTCGGTGCGCATTCCGTGGAGGACACTGATCGTTTGCGTTCAGGTGGTAACTCTTCGCTTCCAGTCGGGACTTTGATCAGCACGAGCAGAGGACAGGTCCCGATTGAGCAGGTGACAACTGAAGATCTTGTGTGGACTGAGAACGGACTGCGCCCTGTCCTCGGTAAGTGGAATCACGCGGTCAAACCCGTCATGACCATTACCACCAAAGGTGGGAAGACTGTCCGACTTACCGCTGATCACGAAGTATGGGTGGTCGGACAGGGATGGACGAGGGCAGATCAGCTTTCTGTGGGCGGTACCCTTAACACATGGAATGGAATGGTTACCGCTGGAAGCGACTCGGTCCGTACAGGGCTCGATCGGTCAAGATCGATGGGAAGTCACGCACCCTCCTGCTTCATCGGGTCATCTACGAACAGCATTACGGAAAGATCCCGGAAGGATGGCACGTCCACCACAAGGACGAAGACAAGAACAACAATGATCCGGAGAACCTGGAAGCCCGTCCTCCGAGGGGACCAGGGAACCATCAGTCACAACATCCTAAGTCTCGCGAGTGGCATGCTGCGGGAGGCAGAGCATCCAAGCCCGGTAGTCGTCGGAGAGGTACCTGTAAGCAGTGCGGAGAACCTTTCAAGGGGACACATAAGGCGCAGAGATTTTGCTCGCGAGGTTGCTGGGGAGCTTTTCAGCAGGCGCATGCTCCGTATCGCGGTGTGCGGACATGCGTCGTGTGCGGAGGCGATTTCGAACGTACCCAAGGGTCCATCGCCATCACTTGCTCTCGACGTTGTCGAGACGATCTCGCATGGAAACATCGCCGTTCCGGTATGGGATCTGACGATAGCGGGAGAGCATGACTTTGTTGCTGATGGGGTCCTGGTATCAAACTGTTTCGCGTGGTGTGAGGAACTCGCTGCGTGGCGATATCTGGACCAGGCCTACGCGCAGCTGCGCTTCGGTCTCCGTACCGGTCCTCATCCCAGATGGGTCGGATCCACCACACCTCGGCCGCGCGCGTTGATCAAGAAGTTCGCCCAGAAGACCCCCCGGAACATCGCGGTCACCCACGCCACTGTCAGGGACAACCCGCACATCAGTCCAGAGTTTCTTGAATCGCTCCTGGAGACCTACGCGGGAACCACTCTGGCCGCGCAGGAACTTGAAGGCCGGATCATCGATCAGGATGAGAACGCCCTGTGGACCAGGGAGCAGATCGAGGCTGCACGGGTCCTGCCGGACGAGGTTCCTGACCTGAAGAAGATCGTTGTGGGAATCGACCCATCGGGCGGCGCAGGAGAACAGGGGATCGTCGTGTCCGGGCGCGCCACGCTGTGGACCCCGGGGGCGAACAAGGATCTGACGCACGGGTTCGTGCTGGACGACCGGACGTGCCACCTGAAGCCCGAGGGCTGGGGGAAGCGCGCGGTACGGGCTGCCATCGACTGGGAAGCGGACGAGATCCTGTGCGAGATGAACTACGGAGGGGACATGGTGATCTCCACCGTGCGCAGCGCAGCGGAGCTACTTGGTGTCCCGATCCCCATAAAGAAGATCACCGCTACGCGAGGCAAGAAAGTCAGGGCTGAACCCGTGGCTGCGCTCACTGCGCAGGGCAGGTGGCACCATGCCGGAGTCTTCCCAGATCTCGAAGATCAGATGACGACCTGGCATGAAGATCTGGACTGGTCACCGGACCGCATCGACGCGTCCGTTTGGACCGCATGGGGCCTGAAATTGGCCCATTTGGGAGGATCCGGCGTGGGGTCCATCGGGAGCGCAGCGGCCAACCGCCAGATAGTAGGAAACCGGCAATGAAGAGCCCGGATGCTATGATCCGGTCGGCTTAATCCTCCGGAAAGGACAAAGATCATGTTCAAATTGTGGGGCCGCGAGCAGGTCGTATGGCTTGCCGTGATCGCATCGGTCGCTCAGGTGGCCACCTCGTACGGTCTCGATCTCGATGGCAAGGTGCAGGGCATCGTCACAGCGATCGTCGTCTTCGTCTTCGCTGTCGGTAACGCAGTCGTGATGCACGACGGTGTGATCGCTCTCGCGACCGGTACTCTCAACGCCCTGTTCGCGCTCTTCGCGTCCCTGAACCTCGACTGGACCGCAGAACACCAGACCGCCATCGTCGGTGCCGTCACCCTGATCCTCGGATTCTTCACCCGCCAGGTCGTGACGAACCCGATTCCCGCCACGGTGAGCCCCGCAGGGAAGCTCGTCCAGCCGGGCCCGGTCGCGTGACTGGCTTCCTCCTGATCACGGGTCTCCTGGCGCTGTCCCTGGGAGTCTGGGTCGCTGTGATCAGTGTCAGGTTCCTGAGATCAGGCCGGAAGGCTTTCGACCGCTACCTGTTCCTGACGTCGGACCCGGTGCGCCCCGTCAGCCCTCTCCCCCACCCTCCGACCGATCCCCAGGGCCGCCGTTCCGCGAGCTGGGGAAAAGGGCCTGGAACAGGAATCTGATGCCTGGCAGGAGAAGGTCCCCTGCATGGAAGCGCGCCCGTGCGCGCCAGGAAACAGGGGACCCGCGTCCGTACATGATGATCCTCCAGGAAGAGAAGATGAAGGACGCAAAGATCAATAAAGTCGGAAGGTCCAAGCCGACGGAGAACGTCTTCGGTCCTGGAGGGTCCCTGTGAGCAGAGAGATTCTTCTCCTGGTGCTCCTGGTCCTCACCGCGTACAGACTGACCCGCTTGATCGTGAAGGACACGTTCCCCCCGGTGCTCTGGGTCCGTGACCGGGTTGCAGGCGGATGGCGACCGCTGACAGATCCCGAATGGGAACTGATCCAGGGGGATCTTCCTATGGGGGAGACAGGATTCCCGAAGAAGCCTTTCGTCACACAGAAGATCAATGATCTCGAGAACAGATGGGTACCGCGTGCCGCCTGGTCTCCGTACTGGCTGGCAGAACTGATGACCTGTCCGTGGTGCGCGAGCGCGTACGTCTCTGGTGCTCTGGTCCTCGCGACGGATCTCGCGGTCGGCGTTCAGTGGCCCTGGCTCATGGGTTGTGCGGTGTGGGCGGGCGCTTCCTTGATCGCATCCAAGGAGTGGGCGTGAGCGTTCTCCTGGTCACTCCTCATCCAGGGACAGTAGCTACCAGCTATATGCAGTCTGTCCTGTCCTGTCAGGCGTATGACCGATCGCATGATCATCATCTCCGTCAGCTCGCGCTCATCCAGTGCAGTGCTGGGAACCTGCCCCAGGTGAGAAACCAGGGAGCCCGTCTCCTGCTCGACTCCGATGCAGAGTGGCTGTGGATGGTTGATTCCGATATGGGATTCGTCCCGGACACGTTGGAGAGACTGATCGATTGTTCCGTTCAGGTCGTCGGAGCCATGTGTTTCGGACTGCGGAGTGCCGGACCTGACGGGATGTTCGGGTCGGTCAGCGAGCGGTTCGCCACTCTGTACGGGGAAGATCTTCAGTCTCTGGATTCCTGGCCCGAGAACACCCTTCTCTCGGTTCATGCGACCGGAACAGGATGCCTTTTGGTGAACAGGAGCGTTCTGGAGAAGATCGGAACTGGATGGTTCGATCCGGTTGAAGGACCTGATGGGTACCTTAGTGAAGATCTTTCGTTCTGCTCCCGAGTACGCGATGCGGGAGAACAGGTGTACGTGCACACAGGTGTCCGGACGTCGCACTACAAGAGTGCATGGATCTAGGAGAGACAGTGACTTTGCCTACCGATGGATTCAACGTCTCATCAGTGACGTACAGCGTGGGAACCAGCAACGGACTTCTAGTTTCGATCACCATAGGAACCAACACCTCGGGAAAACAGATCGCAGCAGACGAGCTGATCCCGTACCTGGAAACAGCGTTGGACGATCTCCGTACTGCCTACGATGGCTGGACTTCCAACACCGTTTCCTACATCGAGCGTCAGCACTTCGGTAACCTCCAGGGATCTGTCTGACATGAACGAATTTCAGGGTCACCCTCCACTGGACCCAGCGCACCCGAGCGTCGGCACCGTTCCCGCATGGCTCATGACCGGGAAGCACACGTCCCCGACCGGAGACCTGCTGATCCTTACCGTCCGGGTCCCCAACGCTACGGTGACCGCAGTGATGACCAAAGCCGACGGAGAGAAGTGGATCGAGCAGATCCGCAATGAGCTGGACGGCATGTCCTCGCTCACCGTGGCACCTGCGGGTGTCCCTCTCCCGCCCATGAGCAGAAACACCAACGGTCATCCGTTCGGGTAGTCTGGGCAGTGCCTGTCCGGGCTGAAGAGCCCCCCAGTGAGCTGATCCCTCTCCTGGGGGGCTCCGCCATGTCCGGCCATGGACATAATCTCTGGCTCTGTCAGGCAGTACGCGGGACACATGGCACAATGCGCCCATGCTGATCGCTGAAGCAGACCCGGTGAGCGCGCTGCTCCTTCAGTACGGAGCGGTCGGAGTGCTGGCCCTGTTCGCTCTGGCTGCGGTACGTGTCCTGTTCGCTAGGCTGTCAGCCGAACTGGAAAGTCACAAACAGCGCGGTGACAGACTGGAACTTGAATTGATCAAGATTAATGAGGCAGTCAGGAATGAGTACCTCACCACGATTGCTCAGTCGGCGCGCGCTACGTCAGATGCAAGTCAGGCAGTTGCCAACGCCCTGGCAGCGCTTCGCAAGGACTGATCTCATGGAGGCAAAGCACCCCCCGCAGAGTCACATAGACCGTGTTCTCGCGGAGTCGAAGCGTCTCCGTGCGGAGATGCTCCGGACAGCTGACGAACTGAAGGGGTTTGCTGACGATCTCATGGAAGCAGCAAGAGTTCTTCAGACCGAAGCCAGGAAGAAGGGGCCTCCCCCTGTCTCAGGGAGTACGGAAGATGCAGGAGAATGAACGTTCAGAGATAGAGGCTCTCGTTGACGCGGCTACCGGCCTCATGGACCGGGTCCAGCTGCTCGCTCAGGATGAGGGGATCCAGTTCACCAAGCTGGCCAAGAAGTCCCATGAGAACCGGGTACTTGCGGTGATCGCGATCACGGGTCTTGTCCTGGACATCCTGATCACAGCGACAGTAGTGATCGTCGGACTCGGGATGCAGAGCAATACCGAACGGATCGATGATCTCACTCAGCGACTGGACTACTCCCAGACCGTTCAGAGACAGAAGGCACTGTGCCCGTTGTATCAAGTTTTCCTCGATTCCAAGTCCGCTGCCGGACGTGCGGCTGCTCCTGATCCAGAGAAGTATGATCATGCATTCACTGTGATCCAGGACGGCTACGATGCCCTGGAGTGCGACAAGTACATCACTGGTGACCCTGTCCCCGTCTCTCCAGGTCCGTGAGGGAATAACCGATCATGCGGCTATCCTGTGCTCGACTGGTACAGGGAGGATCACATGCCGTGGTATGCACCCTGGCGATCGGATCAGAAGCCAGACACGGCCGCGATCACTGCTGCTGCTTCGATCGTCGCCGCGCCTCGCGGTCCCCTGCTCAGGACTGACGAATCCTGGCAGCGCGAGGTCTGGGACTTCTTCGACCAGCTCGGGGAGTTCAACACCGGAGTGAACTGGCTCGCACAGATGATGAGCAGGGTCCGCATTCGTGCCGCCCTGCTGAGGCCGGATCTTGATGAGCCGTCCATCAGCGACGTCAAACCGGATGATCTTGCGGCGAAGATGCTCCGTGACCTGGCAGGGGGAGTCGGGGGCCAGGCTCAGATGATGCGTGGCCTGGTCACTCAGCTCTCGGTTCCCGGCGAGGGGTATCTCGTAGGGGAGCAGAGAGGCCGGGACAGCTTCTCGTGGATGGTGCGCAGCAACGAGGAAGTCCGGGCAAACAGCCAGAGATTCCAGGTGGTGGGGAACCGGATCCCCAATGTCACATGGGTCGATCTTCCGGACAACTCATTGGTTGTCCGTGTCTGGCGCCCGCACCCCCGCTACTACCATGTAGCAGACTCTCCTGCCCGTTCCGCACGCCCGATCATGCGGGAACTGGAACTCGTCAACAGGTACATCACCGCTCAGTACCTGTCCCGTCTCGCCATGGCCGGTCTGCTGATCCTTCCTGAGGAAGCGTCTTTTCCTGTCCGTGAAGAGTTCCAGGATGAGCCTGATCCTCTCAGCATGGAGTTCGTGGAGATCGCTGCGGAGTCCATCCGTGAACCCGGTCACGCGTCATCCATCGTTCCTCTGTTGATCAGAGTCCCGTCCGAGGTAGCCGATCAGATCAGGCACATCGACTTCACCCTGAAGATCGACGAGAAGGTCATCGAGCGCAGGAATTCGGCGATCACTCGTCTCGCGAACAAGCTGGACATCCCCGCCGAGATCCTCACCGGCCTGGGGGATACTAATCACTGGACCGCATGGGCCCTGGACGAAAGTGCTCTGAAGACGCACATCGCTCCCATGGCAGAACTGATCTGCCACTGTCTCACCGTGGGATACCTCCAGCCGCGCCTTGCTGCGAGCGGAGAGACCGACGTCGGCAAGTGGGTCGTCTGGTACGACATGAGCGAGCTTGCGATCCGGCCGGACCGGAGCGAGAACGCGGTGATCGCGTACGACCGGTATGAGATCGACGGAGAGGCTCTCCGGCGCGAGACCGGATTCAGTGAGGACGACAAGCCCGAGGGCAATGTTCTTAAGGAGCAGATGCTGAAGTCCCTGGTCCGGCTCACTCCGACGCTGGCTGCGTCCGCGTTCGAATCGGTCACTGGGGAAGAGATCATCAAGCAGCCGACCGGGAGCGAAGCACCGACAGGCGCGCCCGTTCCTGTGCCGCAGGAGGACCAGGTACCGACCGACGTTCCGGGTCCTCCGGAACAGAAGAGCGCCCCGCCTCCCTCCGCTCCACCGGGGAACCAGAAAGCGTCTGTCCAGATGGAGAGAGTGATAGCGCAGTCCCGCGCCATGCACGCAGTGCGGTTCTCCGGAACCCGGCTCCCGGTTCTTCTGCATCCTCCGATCTGCGCGGAGAACGCGTACGGCTGTCCGTTCACTCATGCGGCAGAGGAAGCCCATCTGACCCGTCTCGCTACCGGGACGTACGAATCTCATCTGGACCCGTTCGGGAGATTCGTTCTCGGGCAGCCGTCCCCGGGGATCGACACGTCCCAGTGGGTGACCACGGAGACCAGGATTCTGGACCGGAGGACGGCCAATGGCCACCGCATCATCGTCTGACATTGCTCACCAGGGCGCCATGATCGCCCTCATGCCGACAGAGGAAGACGCACGGCGTCTCGCGTTCAAGGGCGGGGAGGCTGCTGACGAACTTCACTGCACTCTGATGTACCTCGGGCCGGACGCTTCCGTGTTCGACGAAGCGGCACGTCAGGAGATCATCGGGGCGATGATGCTGCTCGCGGCGGATCTTCCCCCGATCACTGCGAAGATCTTCGGTGCAGCTCACTGGAACGCAGGAGGTGACTCACCCTCGTGGGTGTGGTCGGTCGGTGACGGTCCCGAGGGTCCGTGCCTGGAAGACGCTCACGGGCTTGCCAGGGAATGCATGTACATGTGCCCTGGCTCAATTCTGGTTCCGGAGCAGCACACCCCTTGGGTCGCGCATGTATGTGCGCAATATTCCGACGATCTGACCCTGGTCAAAGAGCTAGAGAAGAAGCTCGGTCCTGTGACGTTCGACCGGATCCGCGTCTCCTTCGGGGATGAGGACACGGACATCCCGTTGTCCGGGACCCTGACAGCAGGAGGATCGTTCTGGAGGAAGCCCACGGGACCAGAGATCGCGAGCCGTGCCGATTTCGCCATGATCGACAGGCAGTGGCACGATGCTGTCGGGTCCATGATGAGCGACTACGTCAGGACCGAGGCAGACCAGAGAGCAGACCTCCGGGCACAGATCGCGAAGATCGTGGATGACGGAGATCTGGACCGTCTCGGGTATCTCACTGTCGACACCGATCACATGACGGCTCTGCTCACCGATCACATGACCCGTCTCGCCATTACGGCAGGCAAGGAGATGCAGCGGGAAGCGGAGCACCAGGGCGTAGAAGTCCCTGAGTGGGGTCTGAACACTGCTCTCACTGCGTCCACGGCGATCGACACCATCCGTTCCGTGGCCAGGGTCACCGCCAGGGCACTGGGTCTCGGCCTGGTCCAGTCCGCCGGACGCCGCGCCATGTCGTTCGTGACGTCAGGCCGGTCCGGGAAACAGGTGGCCGATCATGTCGACTCCGGTCTGAAGGGTCTCTCTTCTGCGACTCCGAAGGAGTACATCGGGTCCGCAATGAGCGCAGCCCAGAACACGGGCCGGATGGCGGTGCTGACGGTAGCTCCCCCAGGGGTCTATTTGGCCACAGAGATCGTAGATAAAAACACTTGTGGACCTTGCAAATCAATAGATGGAACTGAATTCACCTCTCTTTCTTCTGCCGCTGAGGCATATCCGTCCGGAGGCGGTGGATACATCAGCTGCGCTGGAGGCGGAAGGTGCAGGGGTACGATGATCGCCGTCTGGGGATCAGCCGAGGTAGGCAGCGCCAAACTGGAGGCAGGAATGACCACGGCAACCGAATCCCTGGGAGGCAAGCCGAACCCCGGGACGAAGAAAGACAAGCGGATCAAGGAGAACCAGTACGCGGACGGTGAAGACAACGGTTCCAGCTCAGATCTGAAAACGGACATCAGAGCCGTAGCCTCCGGGCTGGAGGGAATCACCCTGAATGAGGACGGGTCGATCACCGACGTTGAAGGCAACGAGGTGACGTCGTTCGCTCTCGACAGTGGGGAATGCCCTCCGGGCATGGAGCTGGACCCCGCCACAGGAGAGTGCACTCCGGAGACTTCCCAGGAATCGTCTGCCACCACAGCCGCATGGACCGGTGTTCTGGTCGTGGAGGGTCAGGTCACCGGGGACGGCAGGGAATTCGCTTCGGAATCTCTCTCCTACCCCGACCCGATCGAGCCAGGTGAAGTCCTGCTCCGCTGGAACAAGGAGGACAGTCACGGCGGGGAAGCCCGCACCAAGGCTGTCGCAGTGGGCCGGATCGACCGGATATGGCGAGACGGAAACAAGCTCATGGGCGAGGGAGTGTTCGATCTCGGTCATCCGGACGGGGTGGAAGCTCACCGACGCGTCCAGGAAAAGTTCCTCCGGGGCGTCAGCATCGATGCCGATGACGTGAAGAACGCTGATGTCGAGTTCGTGTTCCCGGAGAGTGCCAACGAGGGCGAAGGAGAGGATCTCTTCGAGCTTCTCTTCACACAGCCGGAAAAGGTGATCTATCACGGGGGACGGATCCGGGGTGCCACTCTGTGCGACATTCCCGCGTTCGTAGAGGCGTACCTAGAAGTGAAGGACGTCTCCGGGGCGGTCGTCGCCGGAGGGGCACCGTCTCTGGAAGAAGCGATCGGCAATCAGAAAGCGATCGAGGTGAAGCGGGCCAAGAGCAAGCCGAAGGGTCACAGCCTGGCGGATGCCCTGGTCGCGCACGGAGCGCCGACCTGGAAGCCTCCTGCCGAGTGGTTCGCTAACCCCCAGCTCTCCATGCCCACCACTGTCCAGGTCACGGACGATGGCCGGATCTACGGTCACGCTGCCCAGTGGGGCGCCTGTCACATCGGGTTCATGGACGTCTGCACCCAGCCTCCGAAAGAGGACGACTTCCCGTACTTCCTCACTGGAGAGCTGACTACTGACGACGGGAAGCGGGTAGCGGTCGGGCAGATCACTGTCACGGCCAACCATGCCGATCTCTACTCGGCCGCCGGTCCTGCGAAGGAGCACTACGAGAACACCGGGAACGCGATCGCAGATGTGACGGTCGGCGCGGACCGGATCGGTATCTGGGTCGCTGGAGCGGTCCGGCCGAACGCGGACCCCATGCTGGTCCATGAACTGAGGGCTTCCGGGGAAGTGTCAGGTGACTGGAGGCGTATCGGGGGATCTCACCGTCTGGTGGGCCTGCTCGGGGTGAATGTCGGGGGGTTCGTCGTTCCCCGTATGAAGGCACGCGTGGCAGGAGGCCAGGTGCAGGCTCTGATTGCGGCCGGACGGCTCACCACAGCGCACAATGTCTCTCATGACGTGACCAGGAAACGCGCGTACGAGATCGTCATGGACGACCTCGCGTCGCAGGTGTTCGGTACCTCCTGCCAGGACTCAGAGGGGAGTGAATGATCATGCGCATCGTCGTAGAGCTTGGGTGCGGCTGCCAGCAGCAGCCTCCGCCCCCTCCGCCCCCGCCTCAGCCTGTCGGCGGAGGACAGTGACCGAGAGCCCCGGATTTCCTGACGGAACCGGGGCTCTTCGCTGTCTCGTGCTTCTGACCAGTGTTTTTACCGTGCTGACGAAATCATAGACGATCTTTGGAAGTCGGGCATTTCGGTGCTACGGTGCGGCCGAGCAACATCATTCCTGTTTCCGGCTCATCTCGGAGGTCACAGTGCCCGAGCCGCTCGAACGAATCGCTGTACCTGGTGACCTGATTCCGCTCGGTGACCTGGAACTCGACGAACTTCATACCCGCGTTCTGGAATCGTTCAACGCTGTCCGGGACCAGGGTCCCGGAAACTACACGCAGGATGACGTCTCGTACGCGTTCGAGCTGCGAGACGGTCTCAGCCGTGTCAAGGCGGAGATGTCCGCGCGCAAGGTCCGGGCGGAGCAGCAGGCTGCATCGTCCAAGCTCAGTGCTGAGCGGACCATGAACGAGATCAATGAGTCCATCAACGGACCAGCTAAGGGAACTCCCGAGGCTGCCGCTGCCGCTGTCCGGAATGACATCGAACAGACCGAGGCGATCGCTGCTGCTGCTGCGCGTGGCGTCACCGACGCGTTCGTGAAGCTCATGGGTGACCGCCGTACGACCAGTCTCACCCAGGTCACCGAACGTGCCGTCGCGTCCCTCGGGCAGACTGCTCAGGTGGCGCCCAAGGTGGCTGCTCCCCCCGCCAAGCTCCCGATCACTGCCGCTGGTACCGGAAACTCTGTCGCCAGTGTGGACGCTCTCGCGGACTTGTTCATCTCCAAGTCCAACGACGTCCCGGTTACCCAGCTCGGACGTGAGGCTCCCCGCCACAAGGTCGCGAGCATCCGGAACGAGTTCAAGCACACGGCGGACAACAACACCTCCCCCTTCGTGATCCAGGAGATCATGGAGGCCATGGCGTCGGAGCCGGGCTCTCCTGCTCTGACCGCAGGTGGCGGATGGTGTGCTCCGAATGAGATCCGCTACAACTTCTTCAACATCGCCGAAGAGCCGACAGGGATGATCGATCTCCCCACGATCGGTGTCACGCGCGGCGGCCTCCAGTGGCCCGTGTCCCCTGCCATTGGCGATGTGTTCTACACCTCTGGTGCGAGCAACGCGGCATCCGGCTTCGGTGGATTCGCGTTCAGTTTCGCCAACACTTCGGACCCGTGGCTGTGGTCCGACACGGACGATCAGCTCACGGTGACCGGTGCGGTCAACAAGCCCACCCTGCGTGTCCCGTGTTCCACGTTCACCTCAGGGCGCCTTGAGGCCTACGGTCTCACCCTGACTGCGGGCAACCTCACGGACAGCGCGTACCCGGAGCAGACTCAGAACTTCCTCCGGCTGCTGCGCATGGCGTACTCCCACGCGATCAACGCTCGGCTGATCTCTCTCGTATCGGCAGCCTCGACAGGTATCACGAATGTTCCTGCTGCGGGTACTCAGGGAGCCTTTCAGACGATCCTGGACGCAGCGGAGATGGCTGCAACCGACTACCGCAACAAGTTCGCGATGGCGGATGATGCGGTGCTCGAAGTGGTTTATCCGAGGTGGACTCTCGCGGTCATGCGTGCCGACCTGGCATGGAGGAACAACGTAGAGCGCGAGTCTGTTCCGGACAGCGTGCTCAGAGGGTTCTTCACTGACAGGGGTCTCCGTGCTCAGTTCGTGAGTGACTGGCAGGTACGAGGGGCTTCCGGCTTCGGCACCGGCCGTACCTCATGGCCGACTGCGGTTCAGTTCATGATGTACGCCCCCGGGACATTCCTTCACGGCCAGGGCATGAGCCTGGACCTTGGAGTTGTTCGTGACTCGGTCCTGAACGCGGAGAACGATTTCACAGCTGCGTGGGCAGAGGAAACTCACATGGTCGCCAAGGTCGGCCACGAGTCTCGCATCTACACCACGAACTACAACGTCAACGGCGCTGGATCCGCAGGTATCGCGGCTACCGCTCAGCTCTGATCCGGATCTTCCTAGACCCGGAAGGGGCAGAAAATGTCGATCTTCTATAGCGGTGAGGTCAATCTTCCGGCCAGCACCGCTACGAAGCTGGTCGACTCGGCCGAGGTGAACCGTCAGGTTCACCTCGTGTACCCCCCGTCGTTTCTCGGATTCACGTCGGGTGAAGTCACGGGACGCAATAGTTCATACCCTGCTGCTCTGACTGATCTTGTTCTTCCCGCAGGTAAAGAACTGTGGGGATACGGGTCCGCGACTTACGTTCAAGTACTCGTCACTGCCATCGGGAGGTGAACTGAATGTCCGGACCCCGGCTTGTTGTTGAAGGCCCGTCATTCACTCCGCTCCCGTACGGTCTGTGGGACGCAGTCCAGAAGCCCGCTGCCGATACGAACCACTGGCAGAACGGGATCACCTGGATCGACCGGTGCGGGAACGGCGACACGCTGTACGACGAATGCATAGCGGTCACCGGTACCGGAGGATCGCCCACGGGCCAGGCTGCTCTTTCCCAGAACATCTCCCAGCAGAACCGGGGGGCGACTTCCTTCGCGTGCTACGCGGAGTTCGACTGTTCCCCGGTAGGCCTGGAGGATGCCGCGTCCATCGCTGAAACGGCGCTGGACAAAGTGGCCGGGTATCAGCTGGAACGGGCGTTCTGGACCGGGATAGCGGGAAAGACGTCTTCCGGAGGCGTCAGCCAGACCACGGTGTTTCCGCATCTCGCGGCCAACACCGCATTTACTGATCCAGGGAATTCCACGATTCTCCTTCAGCCTGCTGCGAGCACCGCTGCGACAGGAGGACCGACAGTAGATGTTGCTGACGGTCTCGGGCAGCTGGAGAGTGCGCTTTCAGCGTGCTACCACGGCCTCGGAGTGATCCACATCCCTTCTGCCGCTCTTCCGACCTTCGAAGCGTGGGATCTCGCGGAAGAGCGGGACGGAGGGCTCTACTCTCCTGCCGGGCACCGGATCGTCGTTGGTCATGGATATCCGGGAACGTCTCCGGCAGGAGTCGCACCTCCTGCCGGATCAATGTGGATCTATGCCACCGGTGCAGTGTTCGGATACCAGGCTTCGGTCAACATCGGAACCCTGATCGAACTCTTCGACCGCAGCGAGAACACCCACCACATGGTGGCTGAGCGCGTGTTCGTGCTCGGGTTCGAATGCTGCTTGATCGCTACCCAAATCGCCCTGGGGGTTCCTGTGAGCGGAGGGAGTTCCGGTGTCTGATTTCTTCACCGTAGTGGTCCCTGGCTCAGAAGGAATCGTCAAAGTGGCCGATGCGATCAATTTTGATCGTGGAGTCTCTGTGTCAGGTGAAGGCGATTCACGGGTTTCAGTCGGATTTACGGCTGAACTCCTTGGATACGTGACTCCTTACCGAGGGTCAACATCATTCGTCCTTCCCGCTGGGGAGGAGCTGTACGTGGTAGCGGTAGATGGCTACCACGCGTATGTACTTGTCGGCGGGTCTCCTTAAGGAGTTGAACAGTGGCGTCTTCAAATCTCGTCGCTCCGATCAAGGGGCGCGTCTACAGGATCGTGAAACTCGACACCTGCGGGAACCCTGTCACCGGTACGTCCGGTATGCAGATCGTTTCCGGTGCCTTCACCCAAGTAGCTCAGGACCCGCAGTACGAGGATGGGACAGAGTTCTTCGAGAGGACCGCTTCCGGCGGTGTCTGCGTGAACCAGAAGGATGACCCGGTTCTCAAGCGGTTCAACCTCACGATCGACTTCTGTGCGGTCAACGTGACCGGTGCAGCATTCATGGCGAGTGCCAGAGAACTTACGGTCGGTGCTCCGACCACAGGGTTCGGTTTCGCCGTGTCCGAGGGTTCTCCGACGAACCGGTACAGCCTGGAGGTCTGGCAGGAAGTCGCGGGCTCCGGTGCCTGCTCCGCGTCCGGTCTTCAGCAGTACATCTACAACGCATGGCCGAACTGCGGTTCGTCCAAGCTCGGTGGGTACAACATCGAACTCGCCCGGTCCACGCTTCAGATCATGTCGGAGACCCGGGCGGTGTCCGCCACAGCGTCCACTGGGTGGCTGGCCAAGAACGGATCCAGTACCTGGCTTCCCGCAGGAACGACGCTCACCGGTACCGAACACTGGCTGTGGAACATCACGACCGCTGCTCCTCCGACCGCCGCGACAGACCCGACAGCGAACCTCTGATCATGGCTGCTGTCCTGCTGGAGATTCCTCCGACGCATTGGGTCTGTCCCAACTGCCCGGCGGAATCCGTCACGCCTGGAACGGTTTCCAACCGGTTCCACAGTTGCCCTGGTCTGGCAGGGATTTCGGCCCCAATGGTCCCTGCCGGATCAGGGTCAAGGGTGCGGAAGGTAGAGCCGGAGGACTATGTCGGGCACGAAATGGTCCAGCTGGACGGTTCCGGACGTCCGGTCGCAGCCATCTACACGGACCGTCCGGACGGCTCGAACGACTGTGTGGTGCTAGCGCCGACTGCACAGCTGAGAATAGGAGCGTGAGCCATGGCCTGGACCGTCACCGAGGGTTCTCACATCTTCCGTACGTGGGTCCAGCAGCCGATGATGCGCGATCCCGCGCAGACGGCTCCTTCCGGCGGCACCGGAGAGATCAAGACCAACGACACCGTCAAGGCAGCCTTGTTCGGGAACACAGGGACTCCGGACCGGAATGCCACCATGGCAACTTCCGGGTACAACTCTGCTGCCTCTCAGTGGGTTGTGGCCAATGAGGTATCCACTGGGTCCGAGTGGGTGGCTGGTGGACGTGCCCTGGCGTCGAAGAACATCAGCGCCGCCACGTCCAACATCGTGAACTTCTCTGCTGCCAACCTGGCGGGTTCCGTGTCAGTGACCTTGGCGAACGTCTACGGCTGCCTCGTGTACGACGACACGATCTCTGGTGGCACTATCGCTGATCAGGGCATCTGCTTCAACTGGTTCGGAGGTGCCCAGTCTGTCACCGCCGGAACCTTCTCGGTCAACTGGAATGCATCCGGGGTCTTCAACATTACGATTTAGCCTCTGACCTGCGAAAACAATCCGATTCGGACAGTGGGAGGTGAATGACCGTGCCGCTCGACGCAACCGCCAGGGCCCGCACACTAGCTCAGCTCATGCGGGATTCAGTGCTGTCATTCTCCGGCCTCACCAAGCCCGATGTGGCAGCAGCAGTGGCTGCTACGGATGACTGGATCGAAGCGAACCAGTCCAGTTACAACACTGCGCTGCCCTTGCCGTTCCGGACCACAGCAGGACTCCCTCTGAAAACGTTCCTCTTCTGCTACGTGGCCATGCGCCGTGCAGGGAAGCTGCGCGCTGAAGAGGACGGCTGATCATGGCGAACGTCTGTCAGGTTCTCGATCCGGAGTCCGCCAGTTTCCTGGCTACCGCCTTCCCCCAGATCGACAAGGCCAACGGGACCAACTTTCCGGTCACCGGCCTGCGGTACGACGCCGCAGGTACTGAGTCCGCGTACTGGAAGATAGATGCCTTCAGCTACGGGTCCGGAAATATCACCTGTGACATTCTCTGGTACGCGGAGAACGCGACCAGCGGTGTGGTCAGGTGGGAGGTCCAGATAGCGGCCATCACGCCGGACACAGACAGTCAGGATGTCACTACGAAAGCGTTCGCCACCGCCCTGACTGTGGATGACACTCACCTGGGCACCGTGGGAAAGCGTGTCCATCTGGCCAGTGTCGCGATCTCCAACCTGGACAGCATCGCGGCCGGAGACGCAGTCTGGGTGAAGGTCTCCCGGCTCGGCGCACACGCCAATGACACCATGGCCAACGACGCCTGGATGATCCAGACACGGCTGACGTACTCCGACACGTAAGGAGTACACATGGCTGTCCGGTTCAGTGCGGACGGGCAGGACTACACCCGAACCCTCACTCTTGGCTCGCTTTCTCAGGTCTCTTTCTGTTCCTGGATCAAGATCACGACGGACAGGAATGTTGAAGCTACCTTCTGGTCCCTGAGTTCCAGCACCAGTGACGCCATCGGTCTTCAGACGACGAATGACGGGACGACCGCGAGGTTTTTCGACTTCAACGGCTACCCAGGCCCGTCAAACGCGCTCACGGTGGGCACCTGGTACTTCTACGCAGCCAACTTCAACGGGACTTCGGGGAACGTCAGGTACAGGGCACTGAGCGCGTCATCCATGACCACAGGTTCGTGGACTGCTACGGGAAATCAGTCCACCGTCACGGGTACGACGCTGCAACTGGGAGAGAGCGTCTTCGGCGGCGAGTGGCTCAACGGATGCATGGCCGCATTCAAGATGTGGCACGGAGTCAACCTGACAGACGCGGAATTCGATCAGGAAGCGCTCACCTACGTACCCAAGCGCACCGCCAATCTGACGGTCTGGTATCCCCTCCACAGGAACGAAACTGCGGACTATTCCGGCAACGCCCGCACCCTGTCAGGGGGATCAGGCACCGCGCAGGAGGACGGTCCTGGGGTCTCCTGGAACTCTCAGCCTGTGCGTATCCTGTACGTCCCTGCTGCGAGCGGAAGCACTACCGCCAATGCGGAGGTGGCGGCTGGAACGGGTGCGGCGCTTGATGCTGTTTCCGACTTGGGTCCTGTTCCTGATATCGCAGCAGGTACCGGGTCAGCCCTGTCTCCGCTCTCAGACTTGGGAACACTGACAGGCATCGCGTCCGGAACAGGCACTTCATTTGACGTTCTGACGGACGTGGGCGCAGTTCCCGGCACCGCAGCAGGAACAGGTACATCGTCCGGTCCTGTCGTGGACGTCGGGGCTCTCTCTGATCTCGCTCAGGGGGCCGGAGCATCGTCCGGCCCCCTGTCCGACGTGGGAGCGGCTCCCGATGTTGCAGCGGGAACAGGCACCGCGTTCACGATTGATCACACAGACATCGTGGTTACTGGGACCGAGATTGCCCAGGGCACCGGATCCTCTTTCGGTCCTCTTGCAGATGTGGGCGCTGCCCCCGGGGTCGCGGCAGGCACAGGTACGTCCTTCACTGATTCGTCCACCGATATCGTGGTCACCGGAACTGAGGTTGCGCTGGGTTCGGGTGCGGCTCTGTCCCCGCTGCCCGATGTGGGGACACTGACAGGTCTCGCGGCAGGATCCGGCACGGCCTTTGACGCCCTGACGGACGTGGGTGCGGTTCCTGGTACCGCGTCCGGTTCAGGTACTGCTCAGGCAGATCCGGTGAACATCACTGTTCTTCCAGATCCGGCTTCCGGTACCGGAACGTCTTTCGATGCCATCGTGTCGGTGTCCGGCTCGACAACCGCTGTGGCAGACCTGGCGTTCGGTACCGGAAACGCTTTCGATGCTGTTCCTGATACAGCTGTCCTCCCTCTCACTGCGAATGGCACAGGGGCCGCTCTAGCAGCCATTTCCGATGTGTCAGGTCTCCCTGCCACAGCGTCAGGCACTGGGACTTCCCTTGACCCGTCCACGGCCGTAGTGGTACAGGGAACGGATGTCGCGTCCGGGACCGGAACGGCTTTCGGGTCCTTGTCCGATGTGGCGCCTCCGGTCGGCGTTGCTCTCGGTACTGGCGCTGCTTTCGGACCGTCCACCGATGTCGGAGTATTCGCCGACCTGTCCTCAGGTGCAGGCACGTCATTCGGTGCCACGGTGGCAGTTCCTCAGGCTGTTCCGCCCACGGTGATTTCAGGCGGGGAACCTGTGGGCGAGGTGTCCGGGCGGGAGTTCAACCGGCCTGTGTCTGGCAGGGAGGCTCCCGGACCTGTGTCTGGAAGGGAGCAGGTATCTTCTAGATCAGGCGAAGAGCCTGGATCATCTATCGGCGGGCGGGAGCCATGAGCGTAACCATCGGTCCGTACACCCAGGGCGAGAAGCCCGCTCCGCTGACCTATCAGTTCCTGGACAGTTCAGGAGCAGCGATCGTTCTCACGGGGTTCACAGCAAAATTCAGCTACCAGGAACGTGACGGTGCAGCGGTCACCGCGAACGCATCTGTCTCTGACGGACCGAACGGGAAGACCACATACACCTTCACCGGAACCGAGTTCGCGACCTCAGGCCATTACCGGGCTGAGTTCATCGTCGGCAATGGAACCAACCGGTTCATCTCGGTGGACATCATCTTCGACGTGGCGGTGCCTGTCGGCACAGTGCCGAACATCTGAGGAAGTGATCGTATGGCGGATTTCGGTCCTTGCTCGGACTGGAATGTCAGGTGGGTGTGTGACGTCTCCACCGAGTCCCCGACTGCCACAGGACTGGCTGCGTCAGCTGCTACCAGCATCCTGTGGGCCCTGTCCGGCCGTCAGTTCGGCACCTGCCAGGTGACTCTTCGTCCGTGTCGCCGTGAGTGCTACGACACCGCATGGTGGAACAGTTACGGAACTCCGTGGACGACGTCATGGGACTACCCGGGATCCTCGTACCCCTGGTTCGTTCTGGGCTGCGGGGGATGCAGAGGAACGTGCTCCTGTTCAGAGATCTCCGAGGTGATCCTCCCGTCCCCGGTGTCTTCGATCGTCTCCGTCAAGCTGGACGGATCAGTTGCTCCGACCGGGACATACCGGGTCGACAACAACCGGCTCCTGGTCCGGACGGACGGGCAGAAGTGGCCCTACTGCAACGACCTGAACAAGGACGACACCCAGCCTGGGACCTGGTCCGTGACCGCGCTGTACGGGCAGCCAGTTCCCTCCTCGGGTCAGTTCGCCATGGGGGAGTTGGCGTGCGAAATCCTGAAGGCGTCGAACGGTGATGACTGTCGTTTGCCTCCTGGAGTCACCTCCCTGATCCGTGAAGGCGTGACGATCCAGTACCCGGATGTCGGTGCCCTCCTGAAGGAGGGCAGGACAGGCCTGTACCTGGTGGACATGTTCCTTGCGAGTACGAATCCGAACCGTCTCCAGGCACGCTCCCGGATCTACAGTCCGGACAGTATGCCGCACCGGAGGACCGGAACATGATCACTGGTGCGCAGAAGTGGTATACCGTGACCAGGACTCTCCTCGATCAAGTGCTGAGCGAACTGAGCACTCAGGTCGACAGATCCGGGGTCGTCCCTGCCACGATCTCCTGGGACAACTGTTCCTGTGGGGCTCTGTACGCGTCAACCGGCCTGGTGTACATCAGTGAGACGTTTCCTGACCAGCGTGCGAGTGCAGACCTGTCGGATGCGTGCTGGGCTCCGTACGAAGTCGGGGAAGTGATTCTCCAGCTCATGAGGTGCGCTCCGGTTGCCACAGGACAGAAGCTTGCTCCTTCCGTGACGGAACTGGACGCGAGTGCTCAGATGGTCCGACAAGATGCGTATGAAGTGATGAAGGCAGTGAGCTTCAAGCTCTGTGCCATGCGCGAGGCGATGGAGATCGAGAACTACATCATCGACACGCAGATGCCTCTTGGCCCCCTGGGTGCCTGCGTAGGGACGGAGCTACGTCTCCGGGTCGGGCTGCAAAGGAACTGATCATGCCTAAGGACTTCATGACGATCGACCCGAAAGCGGCGGGTTCTCTTGCGAGAAAATCGTCTGCCGCGCTGGTCGCGTCGATCACCACCAAGACTGCGATGAACGCGCGGCTCATCGCTCCGGGTTCGATGAAGCAGCACATACGGCCGATCATCACCGGGGGCGGTTCCCCGATGGGGATCGTAGTGTGTGATCACACTGCGGCCATGTACGTGCTCCGTGGCACCAAGCCTCACGAGATCCGTCCCCGCAAAGCGAAGATGCTGAAGTTCGACGTGAAGGGAACCACGGTCTACGCGAAGATCGTCCGTCATCCGGGGACGAAGGAAAATAACTTTCTCTGGAAAGCTCTTCTGGCTGCAAAGCGGATTTGATCACGTGAGTGACTATGCAGTCTCTCCTTACTGCCTGGTAACATCTTGAAGACGATAAAGCTCTGACCTGCGGAAATCCCTGTCTCGATGCGGTGGACCGCATGTACCACTCATGTCAAAGGATCTCATCAGAGAGCCGTACAGAGCTTTTCTGACTCTACGTGTCAGTATCTTCTCTTATATTTACTCATGGTGACCGCATAACCGTGCAGGTCTCCGCATACGAGTCCCGGAAAGATCAAGCGGCCCTCGCTGTTACGTTGATCCAATGAGAGACTTCACCCGACAGCCGCGCGTGATCGAATTCCAGATCGACCAGGACATTTTCCGGTGTCATCCCAGACTTCCGGCTCAGACCTTGATCGACTTCACCCTTGAGGTAGAGAAGATCGGCGACGAGATGACGTCGGAGCAGGGCATCAACACCATGATCGGGACTTTGAAAATGGTCCTGGTCCCTGACTCCTATCGGCTCTTCCATGACCGGATGAGCAATGCCCTGGATCCGATCGAGCTGGACCAGGCGAACGAGATCATTCAGTGGATCATGAGTGAGTACGGCCTGCGCCCTACGGAACAGCCCGGGGACTCGTCCTCTGGGCCCTCCAGCCAGGAACCTGGCACGAGCTTGACGGACGGTTCACCGGCAAAGGAATTGATCTCCTCGGGCTCGATGCAGACCGTTTCCTGAATGTGATCTACAGCGAGATGGTCCAGCGGCTCGACGTAGGAGAGAACGAGAAGCCCGAAGACGTCCGCAGAGGGTTCGACAACGATCTAGGTGTCCTGAGGTGGCAGGTGCCCGGTGAAGGAAACAAGTACGCGGAAGAAAAGATCGAGGAAGGCGCTCCCTCCTGGTGGGCGGGAGACGAGCAGGCAAGTCAGTCCGCCCTGGAAGCCATGAGGGCGATGGGAGCACGGGTGTAGATGTCTGAGTTCGGTGCGTCTGCCGTTGTCGGTCGTGGCCTTGTCGAAATCCTTCCTGACTTTAAAAAGTGGGGTAAGGCTCTTGCGGCAGACATGCGTATCGCCAAGGCCCAGATGGATGGCTCGGCTGCTGGACTCCGTGCTTCTGCCGCCACCACGGTTACTTCCATGGCTAAGGTAGGCAAAGGTGTTTCAGCACTGGGCCTGGGGGTCGCAGCTGTCTCAGTAAAGATGGCTGGCGACTTCCAGGCTGAGACAGCTGTTCTCCAGACAGCGGCAGGTGAGTCCGCAGCTGGTCTGAAGGTGGTCCGTGCCGGAATCCTGGACATCTCCAAGGGGACAGGCACAGGGATCAAGAACCTGACGGACGGCATGTACCTGATCGAGAAGGCGGGCTTCCGGGGAGCGGACGGCCTGAAGGTCCTGAAGGCTGCCGCACAGGGTGCCCGTGAGGAGAACGCACAGCTCTCCGACGTGACCAACGCGATGACGTCCATCATGGCCAGCTATCACCTCCAGGCCACGGATTCCGTGAAGGTCATGAACGGGATGAAGACGGCCGCAGGTGAAGGCAAGATCACCATGGAGGAGTTCTCCGGTGCCATGTCCACCGTGCTTCCGATCGCGAGCGCCAACAAGATCTCGTTCGAACAGGTGGCAGGTGCGGTCGCGACCCTGACCCAGCACGGCACGTCAGCCCGTGAGGCCACCCACGAACTCGGAGCGACGATCCGGAATCTGGCTTCCCCGAACATGGTTGCCTCCAGGGAGATGGCGCGCTTCGGACTGTCTTCCGTGGATGTCAGCCAGAAGCTGGGCAAGCGCGGGCTTACCGGGACGATCGATCTCCTGACCACCACTGTCCTGAGCAAGATGGGCCCGAGCGGGAAGATCCTGCTGAGCGCGTTCGAGGGGACCAAACAGAGCGCCGAAGACGCCCGGATCATGATCAGCAAGCTTCCTCCAGAACTCCAGAAGCAGGCCAAGGCTTTCGCTGCCGGGACCATCGAGCTGGACGACTGGAAGGCAGTGGTCAAGGGAGGTACGACCGAGACTCAGCCGATGCTCCGGAATCTGACCACTCTGGTCAACCGTTCCCGGGGATTCTCCAGGGAGCTGAAGTCTGGCGGTCCTGCCGCGAAGACATTCACGGACTCGATCAAGAAAATGTCCGGCGGTGCCATCGGTCTGAACACGATTCTCCAGCTCACTGGTGAGAGCCAGGCAGGGTTTGAAGAACGCGTGAAGAAGGTGGGGGAGAGCTTCCACAACGGGACCAAGGACGTAGAAGGATGGAAGATTACTCAGAATCTTCTGAATGTCCAGCTCGACCGTGCCAAGCAGACCGTTCGCGTTCTCATGATCGAGATAGGGACCAAGCTCATCCCAGTGGTGAGCGGGATCATCAAATTCATGGGTGAGCACAAGAACGTCGTCTTCGCCCTGGTGATCGCACTCGTGTCCCTGCTCGGGGTGCTCAGCGCGGTGTACATCGGAACGAAGATCTACGCTGCGTACACCGCGATCGCAGCCGCTGCACAGGCAGCCTGGACGATCGCCACTCTGGCTCAGACAGACAGCCTGATGATTATGAGGGTGCAGCTCGCAGCCCTTTTCGTCTGGACCAAGCTCCAGGCTGCCTGGACTGCGGTAGCCACTGCCGCGCAATGGGCCTGGAATGCAGCGTTCGCTGCGTCAGGGATAGGCCTGATCGTCATCGGAATCGCCGCTCTGATCGCCGGAATCATCTATCTGGCCACCCAGACCCAGTTCTTCCAGAAGACCTGGAAAGCCGTGTGGGGGTTCATCAGAGGTGTGGTGTCAGGGTTCGTCGGGTGGCTGAAGAACAACTGGCAGCTCATCGTCTTCACCATCTTGACCGGACCCATCGGCCTCGCAGCAGCGATGATCGTCAGGCACTGGGATGGAGTGACTCATGCGTTCGGGACCGCGATCGACTGGGTCAAGCACAACTGGCCCCTGATCCTGGCTCTCCTGGCTGGACCGGTCGGACTTGCAGTTCTGTACATCGTCCGGAACTGGAATAAGATCGTTGATGGGGCCAAGATTGCTTTTCATGCTGTGATCGATTTCGCCGTCGACTTCGCCCACGGCGTGAGAAAGATAATGATCGATCTCCCCGTCCAGATAGCAGGATTCTTCAGTACTCTCCCAGGGAAGATCGGGCACTGGTTCTCAGCTGCGGCCAAGGCAGCCGCATCCTTCTTCAGTGATCTTCCGGGCAAGCTGGGAAAATCCGTGTCCAGCGGGAACGACGCACTGATCAACATGGGTGAGAACCTGATCAAAGGTCTCTTCAAAGGAGCCACCGACTTCTTCACCAAAAGTGTCCCCGCGTTTTTCAAAACGCTCTGGCACGGCATCGTGGACTACTTCAAGGTCGTATTCGGGATTCACTCCCCGTCCCTTGTCATGGCTGTTCTCGGGATCGATCTGATCCGGGGCCTGTTCTCCGGGATGCTGAAGATCGCTATGGGAGCTGGCCAGTGGCTGAGTGACCATATCTTCCATCCAGTGGTCAACTTCTTCAAGACAGCTGGAACCTGGCTGTACGACAAGGGGAAGAACCAGATTCTCGGAATGCTGCGCGGGTATGCGGCGATCGCTCAGACGCTCAGCACCTGGTTCATGAACCACGTCTTTCATCCAGTGGTCAACTTCTTCCGGAACGGAGGGTCCTGGCTGTACCAGAAGGGCCGGGACGTTCTTATAGGCCTGATCAAGGGACATCTGGCGGTCGCCAGTACGATCGTCACCTGGTTCTCGAACCACATCTTCAGGCCTGTCCTCAACTTCTTCCGGAACGCAGGGACCTGGCTGCACCAGAAGGGCCGGGACGTCATCAGCGGACTCCTGAACGGGTTCAAGTCCTACTGGTCTGCCGCAAGCGGATGGGTGAACGGGCGCCGAGCGGCCATCTCAGGCTCACTGGGGAACGTGGGAAAGCTCCTGTATCAGAAGGGCAGGGACGTTCTCAGCGGTCTCCTCAAGGGGCTGAAGGACAAGTGGGGCGACCTGACCAAGTGGGTGAGCGGGATCGCCAAGTGGATCAAAGATCACAAGGGACCGATCTCCCTGGACGCCCGTCTCCTGACTCCTGCGGGCAGGGCGCTCATGGGTGGCCTGCTCAAGGGCCTGAAGATCGGATTCAAGGGTGTCGGGTCGTTCATCTACGGGACCGGGGACACGATCGCCGATGTGGTCGGGAAGATCAAGTCAGGTCTGGCGACTCTCGGAGGTGCAGTCGGCCTCGGGAACGCGTCCGCAGTCGGGGCCGCACAGCAGTACGCGCAGATGTACCTGAAATCCATGGGCTGGGGCCCCTCTCAGTGGCCTGCGCTGAAGGCCCTGTGGCAGGGAGAGTCCGGCTGGAGGTCGAACGCGTACAACGCTTCCTCAGGGGCCACAGGCATTCCGCAGTCACTTCCGGGTAACAAGATGGCCAGCGAGGGGCCTGACTGGAAGACCAACGCGGCTACTCAGATCAGGTGGGGCGAGAAGTACATCAAATCCAGGTACGGGAGCCCCGTCAACGCCTATTCAGCATGGCTGAAGAGGTCTCCGCACTGGTACGACCAGGGCGGCATTGCCCGTGGAATGGGCTTCATGCCCAAGATGACCAACGCTCCCGAGCGTGTCCTGAGTCCTCGGCAGACAGCTGCTTTCGAGAGGCTGACCAGCCGTTTGTCCCTGGGACGTGACAGCCAGGCAGGTGCGCCCACCACAGTGAATCTGACAGTGGTGAATCACGGGGTCATCGGTTCCCGTGAAGAGACATACAGGTGGCTGAACGACTCCCTTGACCAGCTCAGGCGTCAGGGACGTCTTCCCCGTTCTCTGGGGGGTACTGCCTGATGGCGATTGCTTTCCGCTCGGTCGGAGCCCGGACCAAGGTTGATACGGGGGTCACGGGTACGTCCCCCACTGTTGCCATGCCCGCAGGCCATGTGTCGAACGACCTTCTGCTGATGGTGGTCTTGGACGACGACACCACGGGCCCCACCACCCCAGCCGGATGGACCCGGCTCACCCAGACTTCATCAGGAACCAGTTCCTCCAGTCCGTACCGGGTCTACACCAGGTTTTCCCTGTTCTACCGGATAGACAATGGGGCCCTGGGTTCGTCCGTCACCGTCAGCTTCAGCTCGGCTGCCTGGCCTGTCGGCAAGCCGTATGTTCTGGCGTGGATCGCTGCGTACAGCGGGTGCGATACCACCACCCCGATCGGGGAGTGGAACACCGCAGCTACGAATTCCACGACTGCTGCTCAGGCTCACCCGGCTCTCTCCACCGCTCTGGTCAACTGCTGGCTCATCACCCTGAGGTCCACGGGTTCGGACACGTCCAAGACCTTCACCGACTCTGTCGGAACAGATGTCGAACGGGTGGATGACAGCCTGAGTTTCGACCAGCCTCAGTCGGGGGCCATGTACGACTCGAACACTGCTTTGGGCACAGGCGCCCAGACAGTGCGGACCACCACCGCGAGTGCGGTGGTGGAGTTCGGGTCAGTCATGATTTCCGTCGTGATCCGCCCTGCTCCTGTGGCGGGGGGAGCGGTCGCGATAGCCGATGTGGCGTCGGGGACAGGTACTGCTTTCGGTGCCGCGTCGTCCACCGTCCAGGGGCCGTGGGATCTCTGCGGTGCGAGCGGGATACCTGCGTACTCGATGAAAATCGACTGGGACCAGGATGGGACCTTTGACGATGTGGGGGAGAACGTCACGTCGGACGAAATCGACGACATAGTGATCACCTATGGCCGGAACCAGGAGCGCCAGCTCTCTCCCGGAGCAGTCGGCAGTGCGAGTGCACGTTTGTGCAACGTCAGCCGTACCTACAGTCCGGAGTACGCTTCCGGTCCCTTGTTCGGCGACCTGGATCCTGCGCGTGACGCCAAGTTCGAAGTGGTGTGGGCCGGGACCACCTTCCCTCTCTTCCGGGGGAAGATCGATGACTACGACGTGAAGGCTGACTTCGAGGACCGGACCGTCTCCTTCAGTTTCCTGGACGGGCTGAATCTCCTCCAGGGAGTGAAGCTTTCCACCGCTGTGTACGAATCTCTCCGCACCGGAGACATCATCGATACGATTCTCGACCTGGCGGGATGGACAGCCGCCCGGGACATAGATCTCGGGGCCACCATCGTGAAGTACTGGTGGGCAGAGGGAACTGACGCGCTCACCGCGATCCAGGATCTTGTGAAATCAGAGGGTCCCCCAGCGATCTCCTACGTCTCTCCCGACGGAACATTCATCTTCCGGGACAGGCACCACAGGATTCAGAACTCGTCTTCCCTGACGTCCCAGGGAACCTTCGTGGCGGAAGCATTCGACTGTAGTTCTCCGCCTCTCACCGGGTTCAGTATCGCCAAGCCCTGGATCTATCAGCACGGCCTCCGGGACATCGTGAACACGGTCTCCTTCGATGTCTCGGAGCGCACTGCTTCGTCTTCTCTGGAAGACGTCTGGCAGTCGGATGACGTCTATGTCCTGTCCATCGGACAGAGCGTCTCCATCGACGTCTCCGGAAGTGACCCGTTCAAGGATGCGGTCACTCCAGTGGTGGGTACGGACTTCACTGCGTCCGGTGCCGGGACAGTGAACGTCACCATGGACCGGGGTTCAGGACAGTCAGTGAAGATCACTCTCTTGGCTGTCGGAGGATCGGTAGTGATCTCCGCCCTGAAGCTCAGGGGACGTCTGATCCCCGTCATGAGGACGGTCAAGGTGGAGAAGACCGACTCCGGGTCCGTCACCAGTCACGGGGAGAAGAGCTACCCGGACACGGCTCCGTGGGCGAACGCCAACGACGCGAGCGCGATCGCCGACATGATCCTTCTTCACTATGCCCACCGCAGGCCCACCATTCAGCTCAGGGTCGTCACCTCTGATCCGGCTCATTTCCTCCAGGTGCTGAACCGGACGATCTCCGACCGGATCCACGTCACCAACGACGAAATGGGGATCGATGACGACTACTTCGTCGAACGGGTGACCCATACAATCCAGCGGATCAACCAGGCCGGGCACGCTCCGGTGCACTCCGTGATCCTCGGGTGCGAACGGACGCTGAACCTCACCGTGAATCCCTTCCGGTTCGACGTGCGAGGATCCGGGTTCGACGACGGTGTGTTCGATCCGATCTCGGCAGACGACTCGGACACCGTATTCATCTTCGATCATCCGACTCAGGGCATGTTCGACACCGGACTGTTCGGAACGTGAGGGCACATGACCTTTGAAGAGCCAGTCGAGGCAGTCCCCATGGCCCGCGCGTACGTGTACTGCGGAGACTGGGTGGCGGACTGCCCGCGCTCCGGTTGCGGGAACGTGGAGTTCCTGTACACCCCCAGCCGACTGAAGGGTCCCAGGGACCAGCGGAGGGGCTTCTATCTGTGTTCCTACTGCGGGATGCAGTCGGAGATCTCCTGGCCCCGTCAGGAGAGCGGGATCCTGGCCGCGCTCATGGTCCGTCCGGTGCCGTCCAACCGGAACTGGTATCCGCAGGATCATCCGGTGGCAGTCAACTTCCGGATCCCTCACGGACAGAGCATCAGTGATCTCCTGGAGGAGAACGACGCTCACGGGATCAGCAACGAATCCGTGAAGGGGCTGATCTGAAGTGTCCTGGACAGCCCCAATGACGGCGGTGGCAGGAGCGACGTTCACCGCTGCTCAGTTCAATCAGTACGTCAGGGACAACCTGAACGAGACTGCTCCGGCCAAGGCGACCGCCGCGTCCCAGCTGTTCGTTTCCACCGCTGCGAACGCGATCGCCACCAGGACTCCGGCCACCAGTGCGGTCGCCACAAACCAGACCACTACGTCCACTTCGTATGCGGATCTGAGTACTGTCGGACCCCAGATCTCCGTGTCCACAGGGACGATTGCCCTGGTGTGGTTCGCAGCCGCTCAGGCGCACAGTGCCAACGACAACGAAACCGCGTGTTCAGTGGCTGTATCGGGTGCCAGCACTGTGGCGGCCAGCAACGTGTGGCAGCACTCCACAGACGGCGTCACCCTCGGGAACTACGTCCGTGGGTCATCTTTCCATGCGTTCACCGGCCTCACCGCAGGTACTAACACTTTCACCATGAAGTACCGGGTCGGTGCGTCCGGAACCGGGTCGTTCCAGAACCGGGAAATGATGGTTCTTCCCCTGTGAGGAGCAAGGCATGGCCACCATTCCGCAGTACGTGAAGATCATGAGAGACCTGGCCTGGGACATCGGCAGACGGCTGGGGACAGACCTCAGCTTTGAGCCGAAGCCCACCCGTACTGCCATGCTGTCCGTTCTGTCCGTTCAGGCGGTACTGCTCGACATCCTGGTGAAGAAGGGTGTCCTCACCGACACGGATCTTCTCCAGGCCGTCAACGCCGTGCGGGCGTCTGCCTGGGGACCCACTCCGGAGCCCGTCACCCCTGCTCCGTGGGAAACAGCTCCCGTGACTGGAGTGTGAGGAATGGCCTGGACATCGCCCATGACCGCAGTGATCGGGGGGTCTGTCCGGGCTGCCGACTTCAACCAGTACATCAGGGACAACCTTCTGGAGACCGGTCCGGGCAAGTCCACGAAGACAGGTAGCTGGTTCCCCAGCAGTGGGGTCAACCAGATCTCTGAACGGACGCCCACCGGGGACGAAGATCTGGGTTCCAGCACCACCACGTCTACTTCATACGGGAACCTGGCGGACGCTCTTACCACAGCTGTCACCGTCACTACCGGAACGTTCGCTCTGGTGATCCTGTACACCAATTTCAACAGCAACGCTGTCGGGAACAGGATCTGGACCAGTTACGCCGTATCGGGTGCTACTACCTCGGCGTCCTCGGACAGCCGGGCCCTGCACCACTCCTTCAACGGAGGGCAGAGGTACGGAGGTGTCTTCCTCCAGACACTGACTGCGGGGTCCAACACCTTCACCATGCAGTACCGGGTCACCGCCGGAACCGGGACCTTCTCTGTCCGCCGTATCGCAGTCATCCCGTTCTGAGAAGAGGAACCGTGGCCTGGACATCACCCATGACCGCAGTGGCGGGTGCCGTGTTCGCTGCTGCGGATTTCAACACCTTCGCCCGGGACAACCTGAACGAAACGATGGTCTCGAAAGCAACCACTCCTGGAAGCATCTTCGCGGGCAACGGTGCCAATGCGGTGTCCGAGAGGACCCCGGATGAATCGTACGTAGGAACCTCCAGCACGACGACGTCCACCACGTACGCAGATCTTGCTGCGGGGGCAGGACCGTCCCTGACTCTGAACACGGGTCCGACCGCCCTGATCTGCCTGTACTGCACGCAGTACAACACTTCCGGGACAGCTGCCTGGATGGCGTTCGACATCACGGGGGCTACAGCCTTTTCCGCTTCTGACTCGTACGCGGTCCAGCTTCAGGGAACAGGCGGGCAGAAGGTCGGAGCCATGTTCCTGTACACAGTTCTGACGGCTGGATCCAACACTTTCACCGCCAAGTACCGGGTTTCCACCTCGGGCACCGGGACGTTCTCCGCCAGGCGTCTTTCCGTCTGGTCATTCTGAGAAGAGGAACCGTGGCCTGGACATCACCCATGACCGCAGTGGCGGGTTCGGTATGGACTGCTGCCCAGTGGAACACGACTGTCAGGGACAACCTGAATGCCTCAGAGACGGGGGTGGCCCAAACTGTGTCCGGGTACAGCGTGGTGAGCGGGATCAATCAGCTTGTGGAGAGAGTGGCATCCGCTTCCTCTGTGACCACAGTGGATTCCACTACGTCCACCTCGTACACCGACATGGAACTCACGCCTGGTCCGACGGTCACCGTCACCACGGGTACGCGTGCGTACGTCGGCATGGTGGGCACCGTGAGATCCACGGGAGGAACGGCCGCATGGATGAGTTACGAGATCTCGGGAGCGACCAGCCGACAGGCAGAGGATCCCCGCGCGATCGAGTTCCAGATCACTGATCCGGACAACTGGTCGGGGGGAGCGATGTTCCTTGAAGAGGAACTGACTGCGGGATCCAATACCTTCACCGCCAAGTACCGGGTCACCACGTCAGGGACGGCCAAAATCAATGACAGATCCATGTTCGTCATCCCCTTCTGAGGAAGGCGGCGAGCAGCACGGAGTCTATGATCGGTCCGAGAACTTCCAGAGAGCCGAGGGTGAGATCCAGTGATCTACGGAGTAGATGTCAGCAACTACCAGCCGATCAATTTCGCCCTGACGACTCCGGGGGACGGACACAGAGTCGATTTCGTGATCATCAAGGTCACTGAGGGAACCGGATACGTCAATCCGAAGTGGGCCTCTCAGAGACAGTGGGCCCGGGATCATGGCCTCTCGGTCGGCTTCTACCACTTCGTCCGGCCGGGCAGCATGGTGGACCAGGCGGACTACTTCCTGGACAAGGTCGCTCTCCAGCCCGGTGACCACCTGTGGTTCGACTGGGAGGATTCCGGCGTCTCCAGTTCCCAGAAGGACGCGTGGATCAGTTACGTCCAGGGCAGGGCACCTGGTCACCGGGTCGGTCTCTACTGCAATACGTCCTACTGGAAGACGCGGGACACAAGCAGTTTCGCGGGCGACGGTCTGTGGATCGCCACTGGAGGAATCCCCGCAGGATCCCCTCCGATCGAGGCTCCGTGGCTGATCCATCAGTACTCCACCTCAGGGAACTATGATCACGATCTGGCTCAGTTCTCCAGCAAAAACGAAATGATCGCTTGGGCGGAAGGGAACGAAGACATGGCACTCAGTGCGGAAGACAAGACATGGATCACTAATGCCATCACCAATGTGGTGAAGGCGGAGGTCTACAACCAGGTCTGGGTGAAAGACCAAATGGGCCCTCCGGCGGGGCAGGCCACCGACACCAACCAGGTGTGGCAGGCGCAGTCTCTGCTGAGGTACGCGGGTGAACGGGCGGACTCCGCTCTGACCCAGTCCGCTGCCAACAGTGCTTCTCTGACTGAGATCAAGGCGTTGCTCGCAGCAGTGGATCTCTCCGGGATCCCGGATGCGATCGCTGACAAGATCGCAGCACTCAAGCTCAACATCACGATCACGGAAGGTCCCTGATCATGTCTCAGTTCGCAGCGATCAAGGCAGAAGTAGAAGGTATCGTCCGCGCGGTTCTGTCCGAGCTGGGAGGCGGAGACTCCGGAGCCGACTCAGGCGATGTGACTCAGCTCAAGCGTGAAAACACAGGTCTCCGCAACCGGGTCAAGGCCCTGGAGGACAGGGTGGATGCGCTGGAGGCAGCGGCCAAGCCGACAACTGCCGCGACGGCTGGTACGGCATCAGCCAAGGGGACGGCGAGCAGTACCAAGTGAAGCCAGCTCTACGCGGGCCCGGACAGGAATGTGACCAAAGGTGAAAATCACCATATACCCGGCAGATTCTACCGGCTGCGGAAGATTCCGCATGATCCTCCCTGCCGAGTCCCTGATCCGTCAGGGACACACGGACGTCGAACTCCGTCCCCCGGAGCGGAGAGACATCGAGCTGAAGATCAAGGGTGACCGCCGGGACAAGAACGCGTACGTCGAAGACGTCCTGAACATCACTGCGGACGTGATGGTCTTCCAGCGGCTCACCCACCGGTTCATGGCCCAGGCAGTGCCGATCCTCCGCAGCAAGGGCGTGGCGGTGGTGGTCGACATCGACGACGACCTGTCGGCTGTCCACCCCAGGAATCCCGCGTACGACGGCTATCACCCGAGGAACGAATGGAGGATCTCCCGGAAGACGGGGGACTTCAGCCGTTCCTCGTGGCAGAACCTCCAGGACGCCTGCCGGGAAGCGACTCTCGTGACCGCGTCCACGCCTGCTCTCCTGGACGTGTACGCCAGGCACGGCAGGGGGCAGGTGATCTACAACCACTTGCCGGACTATTACTACGGGGTTCCGCACCAGGACAGTGATCTGATCGGGTGGCCCGCTCATCTCTACTCGCATCCGGATGACCCGTCTGTCCTCGGGGGCGCCATGGCGAGGCTGTGTGGCCGCCCTGACGACTTTCAGGTCATCGGTGACGCCATTGGATGCGGTACTGCATTCGGCCTTGCCACAGACCCGCGTGGCCATGATCCTGTCGGTCCTGTGGAATGGCCTGCTGCCGTGGCTGAGCTGGGTATCGGGATCGCTCCTCTGGCGGACACGAAGTTCAACCGGTCGAAGTCATGGCTGAAGATCGCTGAACTCTCCGCTCTGGGTGTTCCCTGGGTCGGGTCGCCCCGAGTGGAGTACGAGCGCTTCCACAGGATGGGTGCCGGAGTCCTGGCAGACACGCCGCGCCGCTGGTACAGGGAGCTGAAGAGACTGAAGGATTCTCCGGAGCTGCGCTCCGAACGGGCCGGAGCAGGCAGGGAAGTCGCGGAGAGTCTCCGGCTGGAACGAAATTCCTGGAGATGGCACGAGGCGTGGATGAGGGCTTCCGACATCCAGCACGGCCGTGAGGTCTCCAGGAAAGTCATCGTCTAGGCGGCGTTCAGGGCTTCCAGTTCCTTGGCGAGACGCCGTGACTGCTTCTCCAGTTCTTCGAGCCTGGGTTCCAGGCACAGAATCTGGAAGCTGACTGCTGTCCCCTGGGACGGGTCGGTGAACAGGAGACCGTCCCTGCTGATCTTTTTCTTTTCCAGGTCCGCCCTGATCCTGGATATGTGATCGTTGAGTTCTTCGAGGGACAGTGTCATGCCGTCTCCTGACGCACGGGCTCCGTGGATTCTGACGAAAGATCGCTTCTCCACGATGCGCCGCACGCGATGCACACCTGGTAAGGGGTCTCTTCCTTGGTGGCGACCAGTGACTTGCTTCCGCAGGCCGGGCACTTGGCCCTGTGCCTGGTCCGTTTCATGGCCAGACGCATGTCCGTGGACGTGCCTCCCCAGAATCCTGAATCATTGTTGATCAGAGCAGAGTTCAGGCATTTCGCCCGGACAGGGCAGAGATCGCAGAGGAGAGACCTGACTGCCTTCAGGCGTTCTTCGGTCTCGTCGGGCGGGTAGAACAGGCTCCTGTCGGCGCCCTTGCATCTCGCTTTTTCGTGCCAGTCGGTCTTGACTGACGCCCATATGCTTTCGATCACTCTGTGTGCCCCTTGTCCAGGAGGGGATTTATGACAACTGTCCCTCCGGATCGAACAAAAGAAAAGCGGCCCTTCCATGGTCTTTTGACCAGAGAAGGGCCACTTTTCGTACTGATCATGGTGTGTCAGACGACGGGAACTCGCATGACGTCCACCAAGTGGACCGACACCACCCCTTTAAGATCGTCTCCCCAGAGGGTCATGGACTCATGACTGGCCTGATGGCCCGACAGAGACTCCACGTACCCATAGTCCTCACCGATCCGGTTCCCGCTTCTGTCCAGGTACTCGAAGGTGATCGTGTAACTCACCCTGCCCTGAGTCGGATTGGTGACCAAGTACTTCGTCCGGAGTTCGAGGCCGGTATACGGGTCCTCCACGGTTTTCGTGGATGTGATCTTCACATCCTCAGTTGCGTCCGTTTCCGCAATGGCTTCCGCCGACTGCGGAGCGAACAGGTGATCCTGTGCGGTGCCGTCAACACCCTGACTGCCTTCGGATCCGCATCCTGCGACGGACAGCAGGACCGCGATGACGGCACTGATAGCCGCGACCCCGGTTTTATTCATGGCTCTTTCCTCTCAGGACCATCCTCCGTTGGTGTACGAAGACAGTCCGTCCGGCTTGGGCGCCTCTGGAACCTTCGGCTGCCCGAGCTGTTCCAGCCTGTACAGGGTCCCGGCATGATGCCCGTGCTCGTGGTTCTTCTCAGGAACGATCTTCGGGGCGAACAGAGCCGGAACCACCGCGAGAAGGAATCCCGCGATGGCCGCCCACAGGGCGAGGTGCTCGTTCAGACCGATCACGACGACCACAGCCGCCCATAGGAACGCGTTGGTCTTGACCGCCCTCATCGTGAGATTCTCCCGAAGAGACGGACCCTGGTGACGACGCGGACCGTTTCCGCCCGGTCCACAGGAGAGTCATAATCCTCAGGCGGAGCGTTCAGTTCCGCCCGGGTCATACGGCCCACCCGATGAAGATCTTCTACTGCTCTCGGGTTGTATCTGGCCCCTGTGTGTGCGTCCATGATCGCATTGCCTGCTGCGACGTGATCTCCAGCAGCCAGTGCCTGACGGAGTGCTTCTGACATGAATGATCCCTTCTGCTCTGTCCGAGACGGGCCAGAGGTCTTCTCAGGCTCCGCGCGTGACTTCCATGAAGTCCCACGAAGTACGGGTGTACACCACCTGGTTCCCGTTTCGGGTGTCGCGTCCGGTGACGAACAGGACGGGTGCCCTGCCTCCTCGGTAGCTGACTTCCCCGTGAGCGACACTGTTGATCACGACCGTCCGTTCCGGCCGGTCGTCATCGATCACTTGTTCCGTGATGAGATCACCGCGTCTCAGCTGATGCGGCCGGACCACGGTGCTGCGCATGCTCTTCTTCGGGTGCCCGAGAACGTCAGGCACGTCATCCCAGTTCTTGACCTTCATAAAGATCTTCCTGTCTTTCCGGGCCGGGAGGCTGCTTCAGCAGCCGCCCTTGAAGTACTGCGTGCAGACAGTGGATCCGTTCGACGGGGAGTGGTTCACTCCCGACGTTCCGTCCGTGTGACTGCTCGACCAGATGGCGATACCGGCCGCGATAGCGATGAACCATCCCCAGCTGCTCTTCTTCGGCCCCTGGTAATGGTTCTTGCTGTGGTTCCGGCCGTTCTTGTGTGACTTCTTCTTGTCACTCATTCCTTGTCCCCGAGAACATTGCTGGGGACGGTGATTCCGTCCGATCTGCGGATCCAGTGCGGAGACTGGTCGCAGCCGTCTCTGTAGCACAGTCGGAACGGATCCAGGTCTTCGGCGATCCTGGAAACAACCTCCGCCAGTTCTTCAGACATGAGGGGGTCCGTACTGGCGGTCGAGCGGAGCTTTTCCGCGTCGTTGTGCCGGATCATGTCCGGGAGCCACTCCAGGAAGACCGTCAGGAGGTAAAGCTCACTGTCGTCTCCGTCCCAGGAGTCCGGGTCGGATTCCGAGCGGATCAGCTTTCCCACTTCGTCTGCCAGTTCCCGGTACGCGGTGTGGTCACTGTTCTGGAGGGTCTCCTCGGTGAAACGCCCGAGGATCGTCAAAGCTCCGGACGGGGTGAATCCCTTGTGTTCCAGCGCTTCAATGATCGCTGGCCTGTCCGTGCTCATGACCCTCCGTTCCGGTTCCTGGTCCCCGCACGGCGCGCGTCGGTCCGGGCCTGGAGTTCGTCCCGTTTGGCCTGCTTCTTCCGGGCACGGCCGGAGGATGTGGACGTGGTCCGGAACCCGAGCGGACCCGGGAGGTTCACTGACGTCGTGCGGCGTCCGGTCGTGGAGACCGTCCGGCTGACGGGTCCTGCCTTGAAGCTCAGTGAGATCCCCTTCCGCCCGATGTTCAGGTACAGCAGACCTGGAATGATCGCTTTCCGCTGCCGGTACGTGATCGGCATGTGGTCACTTTCCTTTCTTGTCGTCTTCGGGCCTGGCCCATGGCGTTCCGCCGAACAACCGTCTGTCCTTCTTCCGGCGTGTCCGTGCCGATGAGCGGCGCGGGCGTCCGGTGGGGTTCTGGTCCTGGGGGTCGCTGTCGTCGGCTTCTCCCCCGTTGATGTACGTCACAGGTGGACCGTGCCGGACACCTTGAGCAGGAGGACGTACGCGACGAACGACCATCCGCCCTGAAGCCACAGAGCTGTGGTCAGGCTGATGTCCTGCTCGTGGCTGGTCTGGACACCTGCGAAGAACCACAGCCCGAGGACCACCAGGAGGATGAACAGCTGGCCCACGGCGCGGCCTGTCGTCGCCTCGTGGGGGTCCTTGACGGTCTCCAAGTGGGACCTGTCGATCCAGGAGGTGTCTTCCTTGTACGCGGCCTTGACGGGGACTGCGCCCGTGCGGGGGAGCGTCTTCTCTGGGGTCACGTAGACCGTTCCGGTACGGGTGTCCTTGAAAAATGTCTTTGTCATGATCCCTTTTTCCTTCTTCTGGTTGTGGCCGAGATGATCCGGCGGGCGACGACGTCTTAGGTTTCGCGCTGTACTTGGCCCACCGGAAGAGTGACCCACTGATCAAACGCAGTCTGGGTTCCGTGCTGAGCTTGGATCAGTGGAAGATGAATCCGGCGGGCAGAGGCGTACTGGGTTTCGCCATCACGCTGGCCCGCCGGAAGATCATGAGTCGTGCAGTTTCTTCGCTTCCACGTACATCGCCCGCAGGATCTCCTTGCCAGCGATCCTCAGCGCGTCCGCCATCTGATGGCCCGCTGACCACGGTGACCCGGGCTGTGCGGGATGTCCTGACGGGCCGCACCGTACACACGGAAGCGTGTGGATCCGGTCTGCGGTCGCCTTCCGGCGGAAGTCGTACACCTCGCGCCACGGACCGCCGGACTTCATGCAGGAGAGTGACACCAGGTACAGGCGCATCTTCGCGTCAGGACTGTACTGAACCTGCTGGCCCCGCTTGCGGCGGGAGCGGAGCGGGTCGCCGTGTCCGGCGTACTGCCACAGTTCAGACACGAGTCTCGGGCGGTCTTCCGCTGCGTGCCAGTACGGGTCTCCGACGGACGCCAGGAGCCGTGCTCCCTGCTTGTCCCCGATCCCCTTCTGTTCCTTGATCCAGGGGTACATGGGGTGCAGCCGGAGTTCCGCGCGGAGCGTCTTCTCTGCGATCTTTTCCAGTTCCGTGGTGCCGTCCACGATCGCCCGGAGCTGCACCACGGAGTGATGATCCTCCGGGAGCCCGAAGCCACGGGTCTCTTCGTCTTTGTCGGCGTCGGTGCGGGTGAGCTGACGAAGCCGGTTTTCGTTGGCGATCCGGATGCGTTCCAGGTCGCTGAGCAATTCTGCCTGGAACCTCAGGAGAGGGGCGGACAGATCCATTTTCTTGATCCCTTTGTTCGGGTCCGGAGGGCAGCAGGCCATTGGGTTTCGCTACTGCAGTGGCCCGCCGGACGTTTGATCCACTGATCAACCTGAGATTGGGTTTCGTGCGGTGATTGGACCAGTGGAAGATCTTGGATTGAACTGAATCCGGAGAGCGTTTCGTCTATGGGTTTCGGTGGCTGTCTGGCCCGCCGGACGTTTGATCCACTGATCGTTCCTCTGGTGGATTCCGACCGCGCTATGGATCAGTGGAAGTTGAATCCGGCAGGCGGGACTTCAATGGATTTCGTTGCACGCCTGGCCCGCCGGAAGATCATTTATGCGTTCAGTACCATTTCCAGCGCACTGTCCGGAAGTTCGCCCACCGTCGTGGCACGGTGCTTCGTGAGGACCGTACGGAGCTTTTCCAGGCTGGCAGCCACCGCTTCGTTCTCCTTCGCCAGTTCGCGCCGTGCTCCGGCGGCGAACTTCAGATCGTCGGAGGTCATCTCGCGGAGGAACTTCCAGCCGTCCGAGGTGTGGTACCGGTCTTTCAGCCGTTCCTTCCACGCTCCGGCCTGCATGGCGCGTACGTGATTCCCCACAGATGATGTCCGGCGGGCGGATGTCGTTTGGGCATCATTCGTACTTTGGCCCGCCGGAAGACTTCGGGTCTCGTTGACCACGTGGCGGACGTACTCACGGATCATGGTCTTGATCGTGTCCGCGTAGTCCTCAGGACCGATCCGCGAGAACACCTTTTCGGAAAGCTCTCCCGGGTCCGCGATGTCCGGATGATCGTTTGCCGTTCGCTTCACCAGGGAGTGAAGGTTGATCACCACGTGATCACTTTCCTTTCATTGGAATGAATCCGGCGGGCATGAGCGCATCTGACGGGACTCGAACCCGCGATCTTCGCCATGACAAGGCGCTGCTCTGGCCGCTGAGCTACAGATGCACGACTGCCCCCGGCATGTTCACCAGGGGCAGTCGGATTGCTATTGATCAGGAACGCACGCTGGCCACGAACGCGGAGAACGCGTCCGGACCGACGCGGAACACCGGCCGAGAGGCAGTGTCCTCGATCTTGCTGTCGGTGACCTCCACAGCAGTGGCTTCGCCGGAACGGACTTCCACGCACGCGCCGTTGCCAGTGGAGTGACTGGACTTGGTCCAGTCGGAAAGCTCACCAAGCTTGATCATGTGATCCTCATCTCAGACGTGGTGCACCATCACCGGCATCCCTTCTGATGCCGGAACCTGTCGTTCTTTCCCCTGGGTCAGACGTCGAACCCTGCCCACTGCGTGACGGGCATGCCGAGCGTCGCCAGGTCTTCGTCCCCGAAGTATGCCGCAGGGTCATCTTCGCTGTAGTCCGCATCGAACCACGGTGCTTCGTCCCCCAGGAAGCGGGGCTTCCAGACGACGTCACGGCCGCACCTGGTTGTGTGGATCTTCACCTGACGGAGTATTCCGTCCTCCTCGTACGTCCACGCGTACGGCTCTGTGCTGTTCGCCATGATCCCTCCTGGTTCCTGCCCGTGGATCTACTTCCGCCACCCAGGGGATGAATCTCCACCGCCCTGGTACAGACCGCCCTCCCTCTCGCAGTCGGCGCACACGCCGAAGACCGCGATGAGGAGAACTGTCCATGAGAGGACGGCCCTGGTGAGACGTGAAGTCAAGATCACTGTTTCTCCTGCCACTGGACGACAAGGACGCCGTTCGTACCCCCAGCGGGATTCGGACCCGCTTCCCCGGATTGAAAGCCCGGTGTCTTAACCTATGGACCATGGGGGCGTGCACGGGATCACGGCTCCCGGCAGGCCGTTGCTCAGTTGCGGATGAAGCCAATCAGCGCGCGGAACGCACTGGAGGTGACGAAGACCGTCTCCTCGTAATCGGTCTTGCTGTCCTGGATCTCCATGTTGTGAGGACCAGCAGTGCGGATCTCCACACAGTTGTTCTGTCCGGTCGAGTAGCTCGACTTGAACCATTCGGGCTGACTGCCAGGAACGGTCATGATTCTCCGATCTTTCGGATGCAACGTCATCATCTGGTGGTACGCCCCTGTGTCGGGACACCCGTTCATCTCCGGGCGCAGAGAGCGTGAGTAACCCTGGCCCACGCGAGGGGCCGTATCTTCCCCTTGACCCTCATGCCCCGCTGGCTGCGGTGAGGGAGGCAGTCTCGTACGGCTGAACGGTCTGCCTTGCGTACCCCCAACCGGTCATGATCCGGTATCTCCGCCTTGAAAGAGCGGCATGCATCCTTTACACCACGGGGGCTTTGCACGGGATCGCTGCTCCCGGCAGGCCGTTGGTCAGTTCTTCCACGTGATCTTCCCGGAAGGTGATCTCCGGTCGGTGTCCTGAGGGGAGGGACGGCGGACGGTCTGTTTCACGATCCTGGTCTGCTTCATGCCCGGTCATCTTCCGACGTGATGGCGACGATCTTGTCCTGGTCCAGAAGTGCGATCTGGGTACTGCCGGACTCGATCTTGGGAATGTCGCCGACAGAATTCATGGTCAGCCTGGCGTCCTTCATGACGATCGTCTGGCCGCTCGACAGATAGATCCGGACAGTAGCCATCAGGCCACCATCGGAACGTCGTACAGCTTGACTCCGTACAGAACGTGGTCGAGCGCACCGTCCAGCTCCGGGCTGAAGCCCAGTAGTTCGGTGGAGGTGCTCTCCGCCACTCCGTGAAGAATGACCGTGGCGATCTGGATGTTGTCGGTCTCGTACTGGGTGTGCTCCTTCATGAGCAGGTCCAGGTACTCGATGGTGTAGATCATTTCAGATCCCTTCTTGGATGTCTTCTCTGGGAGACTCCGTAATGATGTTCTTGATCTCCCGCAGGGACGGGGCGTCATGCCATCCGCCCTTGAGTTTCCACGCGAGACCGGACCGGATCATCCGGCCGCCCCCTCCACGGTCCACCGACCACGAGAGCCGGAACGCCCACAGGACGTTCGTGAGGGCGATCTCCAGCCGGGCGTATTCGATCTCGTCCGCGTACTCGTCGGTGCGGGGCTCGTGGACGTGCCATTTTCGGGCTGTTCGCCATCCGTGATCCTCTGCATGAGCCAGGAGCAGGGACGCAGCGCCCGGCATTGTGTAGCCGTCCGGGGTGAACACTGCGAGCTTCGCCCGGAGGGTTTCGATCTCCCGTTCCTGGCGCTCGATGATGCTCTTTGCCGAGTCGAGATCATTCTTCCGGGATGCCGCGTTCCACTTCTGGATCCGGTACTCCCGGATCTGCTCGTTGGGACCCAGCGCCCTGAACTCCTCGGTAGCTGTCAGTTCGTCACGGGTCAGGGGAGGGTCGGTCTCACGGGTGAACGTCTCCCGCTTGGCCACGCCCTCCGGTCCGACCGTGATCCGTCCGGACGTCGGTCCTTTGTAGTCCTTGGACAGAGCCAGCCGATCATTGATCATTTCAGATCCCTTCCCGGATGTCTTCCGGTACCTCGGGCATGTCCGTCCAGGTGAATTCCAGGATCCTGGTTTTCTCCCTGGTCCAACCCCAGTCACTGGGGAATTCTCTTTCGATCAGGTCCTTGACTACGATTTCCTTGATTTTTTCTTCGGTCTCAAGTTCAGGACCGACGTACTGGCCCTGCACGTGACAGGCGTTGCTCGCATCGTGGATCAAGGTCGCCTGATAGATCACAGAGAACATGACGCGGCCTCCGGCCCTGTGCTGTCCGGCACGTACCGTGCGGCAGTGACCGGCTTTACGGGTTCCGGGGTCCCCATGGAGCGAGGTACGGCGAACCGTCCGCGCGCGGGGGAGACCCGGTAGGCGTAGATCCGGTCCAGTCTCCAGGACCGGTAGTCCCGGGACTGGCGGTCCATGGCTCGGATGACCGTCCGGCCCTTTGCACTGCCGATCTCGTACGGCTCGATGACCCGTACCGTCCGGGTACCGTCCGCCTTCACGTAGTCGACCGTGACCGGCCGCTTGAGGTCCACGGCGATCCGGAGGTCGTTGAACGTGCGCTCTTCATCGGTGTTGCGGATCATGTGCACCACCTGTCCGGGATGATTGTTCATGGTTCCTTGCGTGCTCCCGGCAGGACTCGAACCTGCCGCCTTTGGATTAGAAGTCCAATGCTCTGTCCGGATGAGCTACGGGAGCGTGGATCGGCGGGATCGGAGGCTCCCGCCGGTAGGCCTTCCAGCGGGTTACCGCGCTGGACCCGGTTCGGTCAGTTGATCACTTGCGCCAGGACTCGATGGTGTCCTGGATCTCGCGCATGGTCTCTTCGTGGTCGAACGGCTGGGGGTCGGGCTGGAAGTCCACGGTCCGGGGGTACTCGTCTTCGGTGTTCTGGTCCTGACGGTTAGCCATGATCTTGATCCCTTCTGAGAACGGGTGCTGATCACCCGTGGCCGACCGGCGTTCCGGAGAACGTCAGCCACCATGCAACGATCAGTCCTTCAGGTGGGACAGGGCTCCCGTGCCGGACATCGCGGCAAAAAAATCCGCGAGCCTGATCGGGTGAGGGCCGCGCCGCCACTCGTCGCCCTGGCTCTCGTCGTACAGGGCCGCGTGCGCTTTCTCAGCGTCCGCGTACGCGGTCCTCAGCCTGTCCGTGGGCCGGATGATTCTGCCTCCGGTCCAGTCGCTCAGCGCGCCGTACAGGACGTCTTCGTTGGTCTGGAGATCGTCCGAGTCGCCGTAGTCGTTCCAGGCCTGGTTCAGCCAGTTCGCGAACGCTTTGGCGCTTGCGAGGGAGATGCTTCCTCCCTCGATCGACTCAGCCCAGTCCCGGATCTTGAGATACCCGAACTCAGGCTTCTCGAAGTCTGCGGGAAGCTTCAGCGCGTCCTTGGTCGTGTCCTTCATGACCGAACTCCTTCGTTTCTGATCACCTGATGACGTACAGGCAGGAACGGTGCAGACCCTCGGACGCGTATGGATCAGTGCGCCCTCGTCGATGTTCCGTCCCTGCCTCGTGCCCTCTGATCCGTTGAAAGACCAGAGGGCCTGACGGTTTCCTCGGGCATTCGCCCTGTCCCGGACCCTCAGGCTGACCAACCCCTGCCGCGACCCCCTGGGAGGGGATCCAGCGCAGGGCCGCCCTTCTCGGTACCGTCCCGGATTCCACGTGCCCGGCAGAAGCTTGACCCTCTGCCGGGCTTCCCGGGTCCTCCGGGCAGGTAGATCAGCGGACGTTGCGGCCGTTCGGGATCAGGCTCTCGATGATCCGAGCGGCTCGGGACAAGTCATCAGGAGCTGAGTCGTCCTTTTCGGCGGAATCGCAGTACATGTCACCATGCCCAGCTGAACGCATGGCCTGGACCGTCTTCCATGACGTGAGGCAGGAACACTCAACTTCTTCGTACGGGTGCGGGCCAAGCCTGGTGTCCCAGTCGTTCCCGGGAAGATCCTTCAGCCAGCCTGCGAGCCACTGCTGAGCGTCTCCGTAGTCGATGTCTTCCGTGTCCTCACGCTCTCCCCAGGACTCCAGGAGATTCCCTGCCTGCTGCATGAGCAGGAAAGCAACCGCACGCTTCTGTTCCGCTTTGGTCATGATCGGCTCCTTCGTCCGTGAAGTGAGGGCTGATCGTCCTCAGTGAACGTCCGGACGATGGTCCGGCCGGACGCCCAAGCGGTGATCAGTATTCCAACGGGATGATGTTTTCCCGGGCTGTGATCAGCTCTTGTTCGGGCTGAAGCGCTGGGTCGCACGGTTCGTGCCGGATGCATATCCGGCGGCCCATCCCTTGTCCCAGGACCCTCGCTCACTGAGATGCACGATCTTGATCGCGTCGACCAAAGGAACACCTGATCCCATGAGAGTCATGATCAGAAAGTCGTGAATGACGTCCATGTCTTTCGGGGCGATCTCTGCCGCGCGGTCACTGGTGTACCTGTCGATCGCGTCCCTGACGTTCTTGTCCATGTCCGGCTCCTTCGTCCGTTCTGATGCTGAGGTATGACGGGAGCCCGGAGATCTCCGGGCTCCCGTATTTATTGCCTCCCGGCGCATTCCCTGGTCCGACTTGAACGGACTGATGCTCGGCCTGCCCGACGTATCGGGTCACGAGGCGGACTGTCCTGGTGACAGTCGCTGCTGCAAGGAACGGAGACTGATCAGTCTCAGTGAACGTCCGTACGAGACGGACGTTCAAGCGAAGATCAGTTCAGTTGATCCCGGAGTCCTTCAAGAATCGTTCACGGTCGAACGCGGGGTTCCTGTCAGACAGCATGTCGGCGAAGTCGACGGCGAGAATTTTCACCGTTTCAGCGCAGACCGCAGGGACATCCTCGGGCATGTACGTCTCACTTTTGATCTCCTCGATCTGGTTTTTGAAGATCGCAGCCATGTCCACGATGTCCCTGCGAGTCATACTCATGATCGGCTCCTTGGTCCGTAGTGATCACTTCAGTCAGTGCCCGGACCATCGTCCGGGCACTCAAGCAATGATCAGTTGGAATGTGTGATCAACAGAGCGACCAGGAAGATGACTGCCATGGTCACTCTGTATGCGCACTGCACGTAGTACCTGCGGTCGCTGATGTGCTGCCGGACAGCCGCCTTGCGAACGCTGGGCTTGGCTGTGCTGGTCCTGGCTGCTGTTGTCATGATCGGCTCCTTCGTCCGTAGTGATCACTTCAGTCAGTGCCCGGACGATGATCCGGCCGGGCACTCAAGCAATGATCAGTTACTGGGTTCCAGATCCCTTGACTGGTCTGCTACATCCACTCGGCGAATCCGCTCATCCGGCCTTCGATGAGCAACTCGCCGGTCCGCTTGTTGCTGATCTCCAGCTTGTGGGTGCTGTCGTAGTAGCCGCCCCACTCGTTGAAGATGTCGTAGGCCATCTGCTCGTCGGCGCCGAAGTGGAAGCGCTTGACTGGCGTCTTGTCGGCGTTCTTGATCTCGACCTGGTATGTGGTCATGATCGGCTCCTTGGTCCGTGGTGTGCGAAGACTGATCGTCCTCAGGGGGTGCACGGTCCGGAGACCGTGCACCCGAGCGGTGATCAGGACATCGATGCAGTCACCGAGATGCTCGCGTTCAGGTAGCCCATCAGAGACGTGAACTCGTATTCCGCGTGCAGGTCACCCGTGAAGCTGTTCTGTACGCGCTGCCATGCACCGCTCAGATCGCGGTCTGCCTGGTCCTCTTCGAGCTGCGCGGCGTACCGCTCCAACTGGGATTCGTTCATCAGGTTGGCCACAGTCGGCTCCTTGGTCCGTGGTGTGCGAAGACTGATCGTCCTCAGGGGGTGCACGGTCCGAAGACCGTGCACCCGAGCGGTGATCAGTAAACCAGTTCGGCACCCTTGTACTTGCTGGCGATCTCTCGCCACATCTGCCTGGTGGTGGCACCGTGGTGACGCAGGACCCTGAGGTCCGCACCCAGGGTCAGCCACTCGCACTCACCCTTGCGGTAGCACTTGCCCTCGTACTTGAAGATCTCTCCATTGGCAAGATCGCCGAAGTTGACTCCGAGCCGCTCGTTCTTCATGGTCTCCAGGGCCTCCATGGCCCGGCGTCCGTTTTCCGTGAGGACCGTTCCTGCGGTGTGGCACTTGTAGCAGGCGCCTCCGTGGTTGGCACCCCAGCCGCCGTCCGACTTGCGGCCCTTGCCTCCGCATCGGCTGCACGTCATCGTCTCGAACCGGATCGTACGGGGCTCGGATGTGTTCGTCATGGTCGGCTCCTTCGTCCGTAGGTACTGATGAGATCAACCGGCTTCCACGCTGCGTCGCGCTCGCGGCCGGTTGATCAGTGCTCCCGGCAGGATTCGAACCTGCTGTGTGATCTGCCCTCGGGAACCCCTTGCTGTACTAGCCTTTCGGCCTTTCGTTTCGATGGTCAACGGGTGGTCCCGCTCTCGCCATCCGGTACCGGTCTTAGCCTTTTCAGGGGCCTTATCTCCGAACCTCTCCGATGGTCTGGCACCGGCACCTTGTGAGTCAGTCAGCGGGGGAGCTTTGCTCCTGGGGGTTGGCCAGGTACTGAGGTTCTTCCCTGGCGGCCTTCCCGCTTTTCTGTTGTTGAGGCGGTGGTTCCTTGTCCTGCCGCCCCTGCTGTTCTGTTCTTCGTTCTGGTTCAAAGATAGAGCAGGGATCAAGACATGTCAAATGATCTCATGGTCCATCGTCGCAGGTCAAAGGCCGTAGACAAAAGTCAATACAAAGAACTTTGGTGAATCTGGAGATCAAAAAGGCCCCCTCGGATCACCGAGGGGGCCTGCCTGGTCCAGCCTTGATCTACTCATCCCTTACGCGTACGCACGTATGCGCGCGCGTCTTCCATAGCCTGGGACTCGCCCTTCGACCTGCGGAGGAAGCCCACCGCAGTGGCGATCGCGATCACGCAGACCGCGAGCGAGATCATCATGGTCATCAGCGCTCCTGCGATCATGACGAACACGACGGCCACTCCCGCGAGAACGATCAGGGACCACGTCGCAAGGATCATGTGCCCCGCGTACTTGGTCGCAACATCCTGCTTCGGCTCGGCAGCCACGGGACGCGGCGCTTCATTGATCGTGATGTTGACGATCGGCTGCCCGCTCCTCACCGCTCTCTCCACCTGATCGTTCTTCAGGTAGTCGATCAGGGCAGGGAGACGCTCTCCCGGATCCCTGTACCGCTCGATCTCGTCCATGGTCATCTCCCTGTTCCTGTCAGTGGTGAGTACCGCGAGAAGTGCTAGGTGGAATGGGGTGTGAAGGTGGCTTCACAGGGGGCTTCACTCTGGGCTTCACTGGGCTCTTCACATGTATGCAGTGAGTCTCTCACACCGATTCGACCATAGAAGTTGATGAAGCTCTGACCTGCGGAAACTCTTTTGATCTTACCCTTGGTGTCCCAGTACCAGGGACACCAAAGGATCTCGTCAGAGAGCCGTACAGAGCTTTTCTTACACTACGTATCAGTATCTTCTCTTATATTTACTTATGGTTACCGCATAAGAGACCGGATGGCCGCATAGCCATCCGGTCTCTTATGGATCACAGTTCCTCGCGCTCGGCCTCCGGAACGATCTTGTATCTGGCTCCCTTCCCTGGGACCCGCGCCAGCCGTCCGGCCTTCACCTGACGGCGGAGTTCCCCGAAGATCCAGGTACGGTCACGGTCCAGAGGAAGATCCTCGAAGTCGTCCTTGGTCAGCTCCGTGACGCCGGACTCCTCAAGCTCTTCGATCCGGCCTTCGACCATGCTGTGGGCGACGTCCGGCGGGGGCGGCTGGTCGTTGGCCCCTCCCTTGATCATCTCGAACACAGGTGCAGGGACGGCCTCCAGGAATGCAGGGCGGATGTCCTCCACCGGAGCGGTCGAAAGTGTCACGGTGTCTCTCTCGCCCGTGTCGAGTTCGCTCCAGTCGGTGACATGGACACTCATCCGCTGAGGACGCTCGATACCGATGCTGAGCAGCTCAAATGTCCCTTCGTCGCACCGTGCCCAGCCAGCGTTCCGGCACATCTCGATCGTGGCCTGGAGTTCCTCGTCACTGATCTTGAAGGTCCGGTGCGTGAGCGGCCACTGATCGGACGGAACGCCCGTGACTTCAGCGACGTGCCGTCCGGGATGGTTGTTCGCCCACCTGGACGGGTCCGCACCTGCGCGCAGTGTCTCGTCCAGCAGGGCAAACGCCGCGTCGGGCTTCTCGCGGACACCGAACGCCAGGCTGTTCCCGAACTGGCTGCGCGTGGCCCTGTCCAGCTGCTTGTACCCCGCGACCTGCAAGGATGCCGAAATCGGCATGCCCAGTGCGCGGCACAGCATGATCGCTTTCTGGAAGTCAGGAGAGCCAGCCAGGTACCCGGCCGCTTCCTCTACATGGATCGGCTGGACCGGGATCCGGTGCTTGGTCCAGGCCTCAGGGACCCATCCCTTGTGGAACCCGAGGGAGCCGAGCAGCCGCGCCCGGTACCGCATGGCCTCAGGAAGGTTGCTGATCAGCTGGGACGTCTGCGCAGGTCCGTCCGCTGCGAGATCAAAGACGTCCATGACGTGTCCGAACGACAGCATGAACTTCTCGGCGTCCGCGACGACTGGCGGAGCACAGTCTGTCCTGCTGATCATCTCCAGCACTGCCAGGATGAACGCCTCGGTCTTCCCTGCTCCCGTCATCCCGGTGTACAGAGTCGCGGACGCGGCGCGGCTGTCCTCATCGTTCCCGGTGATCCAGTGTCCGGACTCCTGTCCGTCCTCACGGACGCCTGTCCGCAGTGTCCTGGCGGTGATGGACTTCCCAGGAGCGGACAGTCCTGGATACAGGACAACGTCCGTGGTCGGATTGGTCAGCCGGACAGTGACCTTGGACTGTCCGCCCTTGTGCTCTGACACCTTGACGGAGGCGGTCTCCACTCCGTAGAGACCTGCGATGTTCTCCCGGTGGGCCTTCACGTCCGACGTGGTGTTCTTCCCACCAGGATGGTTCAGGATCACTTCTGCGCGGGCGCCGATGTCATCTGTGATCGTCTTGACCTTTCCTGTCACTGTGTTCTTCAGGCCTCTGATCTGGCTCACAGCGTCCACGGGGCCCGTTTTCACACCGTCGTGCTTGTTCGTCGGAGTGATCCCTGCGTGCCGGATGTTCCAGGTCAGGCAGAGGAACGACCCCCCGAAGACCATGGACCAGATCATGGGGTCAGTGAGCGGGCCCACTGCGGTGGCCAGAGCCAGCCAGACCCCCATTCCGGTCACGAACGCCGTGGCTGAGTTCCGGGCGTGATCATGGCGCCTGTCCCAGGTCTTCCAGGTCACAGCCCCGAGACCGGGCGCCATGAGAGTCAGGAAGACGAGGGCAACGGGCCCGTTCGCCTGCCAGTGGGTGATCAGGCTGACCAGGAACACGAAGACCATGACCAGCCAGGGCGTGAGAAAGGGCTGAACCCTGTGCTGCCAGGGAGCACCCCTCTTGATCTCCGTCTTGACGGATTCCTCTTTGATGTTGCCCTTGCTCATGACGCCTGCCTCATCCCGTTTCTTACCGCAGTCATGATCCTGTCTGTATGACCCCTGTGCTTCCAGGTCCGAAGAGTCGATGCCGGTATCCCCGTCAGCTCCGCAATCTGGGGAATTGTCAGTCCCTGGTCCTCTGGAGTTTCGATCGAATCGAGGTCGTCAGAGTCAAGATCCCCTTGGATCGGATCTTCCGCGCTAACCGTGATCGGAAACGCTCCGACCTGCGACAACACCACATTGATCAGGTAAGGCCCTACCTTTTCCTGAATCGTTTCGATCGGATCTGGGCCAAGATCGAACCATTCTCCATGTCGACGTTCAGATGAGAATTCCTGGTGTAGCCACAGTTCGAGAGACCGGTCTCCGGGGACTGCCCACTTCACTGCCAGTGGAAGAGGAGACCCGCTCTGGAACGTCTGAAGTCTCTTCTGAAGGTCGGTCGTTACTCCGATCTTGATCAGAGATCCGGGGTAGTCGGGTTCCGGACCGATCAAGTACACAAAACTGATCATGCTGTTTTCTCCATGTCCTCTCGCGCCCTCTTGATGGAGCGCCACACCGTGTTGGGTTTGCTGTCCTGTCCGAACTTGTCCAAGATCGCTGTCCGCAGATCATCGTCAGCCGTATCCGGACTGTCCGCCAGAATGGACAGTGCAAATGACCTCATGGACCCGTTGGACACACGGCGGACTGGAAGAGCCGTGTCCAGGCCGGACAGTCCGTCTGAAGTGGACACGCTGTTAGCTGTAGGCGCTGTGTCCATACCGGACAGTCCGTCTGGAGTGGACACCGGACGGACAGAGGACTTGGGCAGCTTGGACTCCTTCTGTCCAGGCGACTTGAAGACAGGGCCGGACGGTGTCCAGTTGTGGGAAGCCTCGATCGTCGCGAGAGCGGCTACTGACTTCCTGCGGACCACGCGATCAACGACCGACGTCTCAGCGGCACACGCGTCCGCGTCGTCAAGGCCGTGCCTGGCTCTGTCGATGGCGTCGGCCAGAAGCGCTCTGAGCCTGTGGTAACGACGTGACCCGTCCTTTGCGGCCTCTACCTTGTCAGCGAGGGAGACTGCACGGTCAGCGGCCCTGCTGCGCGCGATGGCCGCTGAATCCTCTCCTCTGCGTCCAAGGCCGAAGTAGGCGATAAGCCGTTCCTTCGCCTCCCGCATGACGGCAGAGAGGACTCCAGAGGTCTTCTGACGGGAAATCCGCAGTTCAAGGCCCAGCAACAGATGAAGGAGCACTGCCAGGAGAACGGGACCCAGGGCAATTCTGATCATCCCTCCGTAGCTCCCGGATACCTCGAACGCAGGTACCGACTGAATCAGTACCGCCGCGTAGGCCAGCCGGGCAGCTCCCTTCGTCCCCGTGGCCCATGTGTACAGGCACAGGGCCACGATGGAGGCTTCAGCTGTGCCGCACAGAACGCTTCGTTCGACGAGATTCGTGATGTCCAGCCTGTCACCCATGAACCGGAACGATGTGTCTGCGGACAAGCCGAGAGCCATGGCCGCAGGGACAACCAGTCCAAAGGTCGCTGTCCATGTGCGGACAGTCCGTTTCTTGTCCATGATCCCTTCCTATCTTTCGATCGGTCCAATCTGTCCATTGGAGCATAAGAAAGTCCCCCAGTCCATCTGACTGGGGGACAAACTCTGCTGTGGACAGTCCATGTGAGACGGACTGTCCATCTAGTCCATGTTCTGTCCAGAACCCTTCCCTGCCGTGGACCGGGGGTTGACGTTCCAGAACCAGGTACGCCGGTTGATGTGCTCGAAGCCGTACCCCTTGTCCAGGAGACCGATCAGGTACCGCTCGTCTTCGCCCTGGTACCTGCCATCCGGAAGTGTCCGGCCCTCAGGGAACCCGCCCGCTGCCCGGACGGCAGCTGTCCGGACCAGATGAGTCATCGGGATGAATGATCCGGCGTACTTGATGTGCGAGGCCATCTCCGAGTCGAACCTAAGGCCCCACGGGCTCACCGGAAACTTTCCTTGATAGGACACAGCAGTAGGGTCTCTGCCGTTGACCATGTGAGGGGCGGGATAGACCAGGACCGGGCGGAACGGACTCTGCTCCATGACGCGCATACAGATCCTGAGGTGCTCCTTCTCGAAAAAATCGTCGTCGTCGAGCCACGCGATGACGTCCGTCTCGACGCGGTCAAGGAGGCGGTTGCGGGTTGCGGCGGCTCCTGTCCGCTCCGTGTCCAGTTCGACCAGGAGCTGATCCGGCTGACGTGTCTGCTCCATCACGCTGAGTTCGGCGCGCATCAGGTCCGTCTCCCGGCCTGGTATTGAGGGGATACATACCGCGACGGTGAGTCTGCTCTGACCCTTGTTCCTCTTGTGCTGTCCCATGGTCACGTCACCTTCATGTTGAACCGGGCCCGCGTGCACTCCTGGCATCCACAGCTCGGAGTGGCAGCGTTGGTCCGTCCGATGTGACCGGTCCATCTCCTGTCCCGGATTTCCAGGTTGAAGTCCCGGGCAGTGATCACTTTCCAGTGACGCTTGAGGTGCCGGAGAGCACGGACGGAAGACGTCCATCGCAGGATCGTGCTCATCACCACCACTTCCTCAGGTGCTGGAACCCGCACCGACCACAGATGGCCGATGCGAACTGGCTCTGGCTGACGAACGGGTGCGGAACCAGGGTCCACCAGGTTCGTTCGATGAATCGAAAGATCACCACCTGTCTCCTCTCCCCGAGGTGTTGCCTCCACCGTCGCTATGCCAAAACCAGGACCACGTGCGCTTGTTCAGGTGATGGAACGTGGCGCCTGCGTCCAGGAGCTTGATCCATAGGCCCCACTCGTCGCACGGACTTGCTCCTGGTTCCGTGCTCTTGTTCCGATCCTCGAATCCTCCGACCGACTTCACCAGGTCGGTCCGCGCGAGCACGGTCACCGGGACGAAGTTCTGGCTCTCGCGCATCGCCCTCTCGTTGAACGGGCGCCCCTCGAACTCTGCGAGAGGATCCCATCCGGAGATCACGGTGAACCACGGATAGATCACGTCCGCACAGGTCCCCTCTGCTGCCTCCAGAAGAGATCCGATATGGGACGGGCGCCAGGTGTCATCGTCGTCCAAGAAGGCCACGTACTCGGTCGTCACGCCCGCGAGAGCACGGTTTCTGGTGATGGCCGCCCCTTCGTGAAGGTGGTCGACAGCGATGCTGACAGCGTCCACGGGATGATCCTGACGGAGCACGGAATCCAGCGCACGAGGGAGTGTGGTACGGCCTCGGGGAGGGATGCTAGGAATGCATGCGGTCACACGGGGCATATAGATCATTTCGCGGGTTCTCCTATCCAGTGGCCTTCGAATCCGGAGTTGAAGGACCAGTGCACTTCCCGCCACGGCCTGATCCCGTAGTCCGCGTTCGCGGCGAACACGAACGTCCCGGACGGGGTGACGCAGAAGTAGTGGAACGACTCCCTGCACCAGAAGCTGACGTGAGTGGGGTCCGCGATGCTGTGCCAGGAGGGCAGGCCGTTCTCCGTGATCAGCAGGGGAAGCTTCACCTCGAACCGTCCGCCCGGCTTCAGTACCCTCCAGGCCTCGTTGAAGATGTCGATGCGCTCCTGCCCGGCGGGGACGTGCTCCAGGATGTGCGACGCGAGGATGTGATCGACTGTGCTGTCCGGGGTCGGCCACGGAGTCTCCTGAGCTTCCCGTTCCCAGCCCGGGGACCCGTTCCGGCTGTCCAGGTTGACCCATCCGGGCTGGGTGAGGGTTCCTCCGCCGATTTCGATGCTGGTCATCCGTGCCTCGCGCTCCCCTCGTACTTCAGCCATGGGTTCTGGATGTGGTTCCCCGGGAGGGGGTTCGGCCTCAGGTCGCACATACGCAGGGATACCGGCTGGCTGACCTGGTCCTGATAGGAGTGCCTGCGGATCTCCCTCAGCCACTGAAGACCCATCTCCTGAACCTCGGACGTGTACTTCCTTACGATCACTCCTGTGGCCCATAGTCCCCAGTTCGGGGGATGTCCGATCTGGCTGTACTCGGCAGACTGCTCTCTGATCTTCTCTGCCTGGCCCTCATACCTGGGAAGGTTGACGGACGCTGCTGCCTCTTCAAAAATGCACGACCTCCAGGGATGCACGAACTGCGCGATGGGATTCGCGAATCCGATCGCCTCGAAAGCGAAGAGAGGAGATGTGACCCGGTACGAAGCGTCGATCCAGATCGTGTACGGAGAACTGGCGTAGAGATACGGCTTACACTTGACGATCTTCGCTATCCTGTTCGGGTGGGACAGATCCTCTTCACCCCAGTACGTGTCGTTCACCGGGAAGACTGTCCAGCCATGGTCTGGTTCCCGTTCCTCTCTCCCGTCCGTCACCGCGATCCATTCGACGCTCACCCCGATCTGGGGGAGGGTCCGCTTCAGCGTGTCGTACCCGTCCGTGACACTGGTGATGATCGTGACGGTCGGTTCTGGTGTCTCCTGAGGGCTCATCCGGACACCTGCCGGTACCAGCGCACGGTGTCCTCCACGCGGTCCCAGTTCAGCTGTGGCTTCCAGTCGAGACGTGACCACCCTGTCCCGGTCGCGGCGGCGAGGGTCCTGGAATCCGTCTCACCCTTCCGCATCGGGAGGTGCAGGATTCCGGCTGTGGAGCCCGTCATGTCGATGACCCGGTGAGCCACCTCGTTGACTGTGACCGGAGTAGCAGTACCTGCGTCGAATACCGTGTCATCGCCGTACCCGGCTGCGTCCACCAGCATCCGGCCGATGTCTTCCGCGTGGATCAGGTCCACGATCTGCTCACCGTCACCCCAGACCGGGATGGGCTCGTTCCTCCATCCGTGGACAGCGAACGTGGGGATGATCTTCTGAGGGTGTCCAGGCCCGAACGCCTGCCCCGGACCGTACGCGTTGTAGGCGCGGACACGGGACACGGGAAGCTGATGAGCGTGGTGGTACGCGGTGGCGAGACGGTCCGCAGCGATCTTCGTCGCGGTGTACACGCTGGGAAACACCGGGGGCATCGTGATCCCGACGTACCCGGCTCCGTTCTTCACGCACCAGTCCAGGACCCGGAAGGCTCCCGTGACGTTCACCTCGATGGCGCGCTCCACGTCGTCGAACAGTTCGGCCGTCCCCAGTACCCCAGCCAGGTGGATGACGGTGTCCGGCTTCATGGACGGACTGAGACAGAGCTGACGGAGATCCCCCAGGACGTCGTTCCCCAGACTGTGATCAAATGCCCATGCATCGTGCCCGGCAACGTGCGCAGCGTGGATGGCGGCTCTCCCGAGGAAGCCCGCCCCTCCTGTTACAGCTATTTTCACTGTTCCTCTTTCCAGTCAGTGAGCGGTGTGTCCCCAGGTACGGAGAAACGTCTCCCGGTCCACGTGCGTCTGTGCGGTGAGTTCAGGGCTGACCGATGTCAGATGGTTCGGATGAAGGTGCTCGACCTGGCATCCGGGAACGCACATCGATCCGCCCCGCAGACGGGCTTCCTGGTCGATCTGGTTGTCGCTGAACCACCATTTGAGCCGGGGGTCTGCGAAGAGCCAGTCCTCTCCCCGGAGCATGAAGCACCATCCGGTGATCCTGGTGTACACGTCCACCGTGGCGGGATCCGTGACCAGGACCCACGCATCGCTGAATGCGTTCGGATAGACCAGGGTGGGCCGGACGTCCGGGAAGAGCCGGTTGCGTTCCTTGCGCATGAGACTGAGAATGTCGTCTCCGTCCTCCGGTCCGTCTCCCCTCATAGCGACATCCAGGGCCGCTGACAGGTGGGACGGGGCGATCACGTCGTCGTTCATGACGATGACGTTCCACTCGCTCTTCCCCCTGACCGCCGCATCCGCAGCTGCGAGAGCCAGGCCCGTGTTCCACCACTTGCTGATGTTCTTCTCGCTGTCCGGTGCACGGACCAGGCGGATCCCGGGGATTCTCGCGATCTCTGACGGAACGTCGTCGGCAGGGTCGGTCCAGATGACGTACGTCAGGTTCACCTGAGATGCGATGGACTCCAGACTGGCAACGGTGCAGTCCCGTCCGGCAGTGGGG